CGCTGATCCTCTCATGCTGCACATCTATGCGGCGATGGCAGAGCAGGAACGGCGGATGATATCGGCCAGGACCAAGGCCGCATTGGCAGCCAAAAAGGCTGGTGGCGCGACCCTCGGCAATCCCAACTTGGCAGCGGCCCGAGCCGTCCACCAGGAGCGGTCACAAGCCCGAGCCGCCGAGCACGCCGCCCTGATCGCCCGACACATGCCCGCCGAGACCACCACGCACACCGCAGCAGCGCGGCATCTAAACGCCCGAGGGATCACCACCATCACAGGCCGACCGCTCACGCGCCGGACTATCGCGCATAGGTTGCGTGTCGGGTGACTTTCTCGCGGAACGGGACGGCAGGCCGGACGGGCACACTTGACCCGTCAAATCCCCACCATTCCCACCACTCCGATATGCAATGTGTCTGGTCTGGCGTTGGTTCACCCTTAGCCAACCTTAGCTAATGTGAGTGCGTAGAATGTGCGTCCTGCGCCCTGAATTTGCACGGTGGGGGATTGTGGTGGCTTCTACCATTCCGCCCTTTGGTTCTACCATTCTGGGAGCCGCGGCTTCTGGCTAGTCTGTCTAGAACTGCCAGGCTGCATTATTTGGGGAAAAACGACAAGCCACGCGTCTTTTTCGGTTGACGTATAGGGATGGACGTTTTAGGGTTTGTTTCACCGGCCGAGGGACACGACCCCGGGCCGGGTAGATAGGGGACCGACCATGTTCAATGTGTACCGCGCGCCACTGCACCCCGCGCACGCTCATTCTCTGATTGGGTCTTACGACCTGCTTTCGGATGCGGTGAAGCACCTGCACAACGTGGGGCTGTGTGTTCAGGAGGACGACGAGAACCCCGGCCACTTTGACGCCATTTCATCGTCGGGGCAGCTTTATTCCATTGTTCCTGCGGATAGCGTGTGGACGCCTTCGCGTGTGGTTTCTCGGGTGGAGTTCTAACCGATGGCCGATGTTCGGTACTTCAGCGGCGATGTTCGTCTTCACCAGCTGCAGGAGATTGCGCGGGCGGAGTTCGAGGCGTTGTTTCCGGGTGCGGTTGCTGCGCGGTGGTCTCCTGGTATGCGGCTGATTGGCCTTCCCGAGGGCATGACGCAAGTATGGGACAGGGAGGCGGGCCGCTGGTCTCGTACGGGCTTCCTGCCGGCAGAACGTCAGGTGACGTTTAAGGCGCGGCCTTCGCTGCACGAGTGCGACGCCCGCTGCATGAACGCTACGGGCCGCACCATGCAATGCGAGTGCTCATGCGGGGGCAAGAACCACGGGAAGGGCGCGCGGCTGACTTGTGGCTGACCCTGACGGCATGGGCGTTGCGGCGCTCATGCAGCCTAGGCCAGTGCTTAGGACGGGACACGACCCCGTTGACCGACAGGAGGCATGTTATGCCCGCACCGACGAACAGTGATGACGTGATTGACAGCCGCGACGTGATCGAGCGGATTGACGAGCTTGAGGACGAGCTACGCGACCTGGAGGACGCAGCCGACGACGCCGCCGACGACAGTGTGCGGGTTGCCGAGATACTGGCCGAGGTTGAGGCATGGAAGACCGGAGAAGAAGGCCGGGAGCTTGCCGCGCTGCAAGCCCTCGCGGCCGAGGCATCCGACTACGCCGACGACTGGCAGCACGGGGCTACGCTGGTGCGGGAATCCTACTGGCCGACCTATGCTCGGGAGTTGGTGGAGGACGTAGGCGACCTGCCACGCGGCATCCCGTCCTACATCGTGATCGACTGGGAGGCGACGGCCGACAACCTGAAGGTGGATTACACCGAGGTTGATTTCGACGGCACGACCTATCTCGTACGCTGACAGGGGGAACGACCATGTTGACCAACACACAGCGGAACGCCTACCGCGCGCGGCGCTTGCATGGCCAGTCCGCTTTCGCGGCGCTGAAGGGCGCGAGGGACGGAAACGCCTACACCGTGCGCCCCTATACCTCGGGGCACATGGGGCGCAATGGCGACACCCGGATTCAGTACTGGGAGCATAAGGGCGAGGTGCCGCTTCGGTTCGTTGGATATGCCGATGAATTGGACCGCTCGATCCGTCACGATGGGTGGTATTCCGACGCGCATCAGGAGGCGACCTTGCGCGGCATGGTCTACCGCTTGCCGGCGCGTGACGGAGAGGATCGTTACCTGTCAGGGTATGAAGAATCCGACTCCGGTAGCGTTGTCCTGTATCTCGACATTCAGACCGACGAGACCGACGCGGCGCGGTTTTCCGACCGCGTTGCGGAGCGGTTGGCCGATGACTCGCGGGAATATGCCGAGGCATGGGAGGCAGGGCAGGACGCCAGCAACGAGGTGAACGATGCGATGCGGGACCTGCGCCACGAGGTATCCCGGATCGTGCAAATTGCGCTTTTCCCGGACCGCGCCGGCCTGACCCTGGCAGACGATGCTTCAGCCGATCGCCAGTATCAGGAAGCCCGCGACAAGCTGGAGTCAGTCATTCGCGCGGCTCGTGATTCGCGGCCCACCTACAGCGCGGGATTGCGCTCAGCGTGGTCCGAGGGTTTCGACGGGCCGCTTACACTCACCGCCATCGGCGGAGGAATCGCCCTATGAGCAAATCAGACCCGAAGCGGGCGGCCGAGCTTGGCGCGTTGCTGGCGCGGCATTACCCCGAGGCTTCCATTCATTGCGTGGGGCTGGCGGTTCGCGAGATGCAGGGCGCGGCGCGCACTGCGGTAGCGTGGGAGGTGAAGCGTTGCAACGTGCCCATGTCCGAGGTTCAGGAGATCGCAGGCAGCACGCGCTTGGTTCGGCTTCAGCAGCGGATTAACACCATCCTGGCCTATGCGCCGCTGCACCTCATGCCGGCCGAGTCTGGCGCGGTGGCGCACGACAACCCGGCTTGGATTAAGCTGGGCGGCGACCCTCGCGGGGCTTGTGCGCGGCTGATAGTGCCGGGGCTGGACGGCGACGGCCTCGGCGACGGCTTCGCGATCTACTGAGGGAGGCGACAATGACCGACCGCATGACCATAGAAACCCTGCGCGAGATCGCCCGCCAGAGCGGCCTGCGCCACGCTGAATTCTGCCTTGAGCAGGAGGCGAGCCGGATCGGGGAAAGCGAAGTTGAACACCTGCGAGCCGAGCTTTCCCGGCTTGTGCAACGGGCTTGGGGCTGACCAATGACCGAGGAACAGATTGAACGACAGGTTGAGCGCATGACCGACGCGCTTGACCGCCGGTATGTGGGCGACATGACGGACGAGCAGTACGCCGCCGAGTGCCGCAGGATCGACACATGGGCGCGTGACGCGCTGGCGAAGCGGGGAGGCTGACATGGGCACGACGCAACACGCGCCCGACGACACGCAGGACGAGACATATACGCCGGATTGGGCCGGCCAGTTCGTGCGGTGGGATTTCTGGCCGCCCAAGCACAGCGCCGACCCGCGCGCCTGATCCAACCAGCACAGAAGGAGCCCACGAATGCTTGCCATCACCGACCGACCGACCGAGCGCACCGTCACCTTGCCCATGCGGGCGGTCATTGCCGAGTGCCATGCGCCCGGCCCCATTCAGCCCGCGCGCGCCGCATGGTTCCACACGCGCTTGCGTGACGGGATCACGATTTGCGACTCCGACGCTCGCCAGCTTGAGCAGTGGGAAGGCGCGACCGAGCGCCAGCTTCGCCCGTCCCCCGGCTTTGATTACGCGGCGGCGCGTGAGCGCCTGAAGTCACGGCGGGCGGCGTATCACGCGGCGGCTGCGAGCCTGGACGCAAAGCCGAGGTTTATCCCCGAGCGGGAGGCGTAGGACCATGGACGACCTCACCAAGACGCTGATCGAGGCGTTGCAGAGGATCTACAATGGCAGCACGGTCACGGGCCGCTGGCTGGAACGGAGCGAAGGCTACGCAGGGGAGGAAGTCGGGCAAGACCCCGCCGCCCCGGTTATGGGCTTCTACGACTGGAGCAAGCCGCCGCCCGGCTACAACGCGGAGGGATGGAACGGCGAGGGAGACGAGCCGCCCGGCGCACTGATCCCGGCCGAGTGGGAAGCCTACAACGGCGAAGACCAAGACGGGTGGATTGCCTCGGTCGCGGATTACGCCAGGACTGCGCTCATTGCCGCAGGGATCGACCCGGACAAGGAACCGGAGCCGCCCCTTGGCTCCATGATGGGATGCGCATCATGAACCACTATCGCGTGGCCATGACCGTGACCAACGTCGAGGACTTCTATCACGTCGCGGAGGCGGTGGACGACGAGACCGCCAGGCGCTTTGCCAAGGAGGCGGCCGAGCGCGAGCACCCCAACGCCTTCGACGTGAAGGTGGAATACACCGAGCTTCTGCCGCCCGAGCGGGAGGCGAAGCCGGGAGTCACCCCCGACCTGATGGCGCACATGCTGAAGGCTGCAAGCCTTGGGCTGGTGACCATCAACCCGAAGCCGACCGTCTACCTGTCATCGGCTGGCGTTATGGCTATGAAGCACGCGCAGGTTGCGGCGGCGTTCGATGAACTCACCAAGGCCCGGGACATCATCGCGGGACTGCTGGATGCGGCCGAGCATGGGGCCATGGACCTGAGCCAGACCGACGAACAGGCCGGGGCCAAGGCCTGCACCACGATCGAAGCCGCCCGCGCCTTCCTGGCCACCAAGGAGCCGACGACATGACCACCCACGCGGAGCGCACCGCGGCGGCCCTCGCGGCATACGAGGCGGCGGAAGGCGTCTGGGTTGACGCCGTGGTGAACGGCAGGCCGGCGGGACGTTTGCAGCGGAATGCGGACCGCCTGGCACGCGCATGGGCGGAACTGGACAGCACGACACCGGAGAAGGAGCGTGCGATATGAGGCTCGGTGCGAACGCTCGCCGCATCAAGGGGGCGCAAGAAAGCCTGCGTTACGCGCGCGAGAAATGGGCAAGCGCACTTGTGGACGGCTGGGCCGGTCCCGGAGAAGTGGCCGCTATGGAGCGCACGATTGAACATTGGATGCGTGTTTGCGCAGAGTTGGAGCGCACGACACCGGACAAGAGGGAATGGCCGATTGAAAGTCGTAACTGCGGAACGTGCCGGTTCTGGAGAAGGCGCAAGCATGGCGGAGACGGGCGCTGCGCGTTCCTGGACGGCAAGCCGTTGCCGTGGTGGCATGTCGGGATGACGGGGGCGGTCACATGGCCGGACGATCGCAGGGGCGACAACTGCCCGGCATGGGATTTGCGGCGCGTCCTTGGCCGCACCTCACAACCCATCGTGCCTTGACGGTGCGGGCGGTGCGCCCCCCCCACAGCCTGGACACGACCCAGGAACACAACAGGAGGCTACTTATGCAACGCACACAGCCCGCCGCGCCCCGCTTCCCCGACATCGCGCCCAACGCCTTGGCACAGCACCTGGCGGGCCTACCCGAGGACGCCTTGGCCGTCCTGACCGTCGCGGTTGACCGCAGGGCCGACCGCCGGCGCCAGGACCGCGCCAGATCCATCATGACCCGCGCCCTGGTGCATTGCATGACCAGCACGACAAAGCGGGAGGCGTAGGAGATGGCTGAAGATTGCATCCTGCAAGACTACACCCCCGCGCTGGGTGCCCGAGCCGAGCACCTGCGCTGCTGGTTTCTGTCCGGCGATTGCGTGCCCTCGCACCAGTGCGACGAGCGGCGCCGGTTGAGCGCGGACGAGATCGCGTTGCGGGAACAGGAGGACGCGGCATGATCCTCTACTACCTGCGCCCGGACGGCGCCTTCATCGCGGGCGACACAAAGCGCCACGTGACCGCCTACGCCTACCCGAACAGCCCGCACGCCGTAGAGGCGAGGGCCAGGCCGGCGATCGTGGCCGAGCGCATGATCGTCAGCGAGGTAGACCGGGTGAACCTGCCGGCGGCCCGGCGGGCGATCGCCATGCTGCAGGACGCCGAGCGGATGCACGAACTGGACGTGCATGGCACCGACACCGCCAATCGGTCGCGTCCCTCGCCGCGGGCCTTCATCCCGCCCGCGACCTACCGAGAGAGGGAGAAAAAAGTATGAACGAGGAAGCCATGAACCTCATCGAAGTGACCCGCCTGCCGCCCGACACGAGCGCAACGGCGGAGGAACACCGCATCGGCTTCGAGGCCGGCTGGCGGTTGGCCATGGACCGAGTGCTTAGGGAACTGGCGAGCGCGCTGATTTGCACCCCTCGGTGGGACGGCCGGGAACTGATGATCGGAGATATCGTGGTGGGGCGCATTCGCAAGATGGAATACGGGTTCAGCGGCGCCCTGTTCAATGGCACCAGCATCGACCGCCACTTGATCGAGGAAGAAGCGCGGGTGGCCCTGCAAGAGGCTCTGATTGAGATGGGAGACGAATCGTGACCATCCCGTTCTCCGTCCTGTACGCGTGGGAAATCCCCGACCCCACGCCAGAGACCGGCCGGTGGCGGCTGGCACGCGGAACGCCCGGGAGCCACCTCACGCGGTTCGTCACCTCCGCCGACAAGGGGCGCGTCCTGCACTTCAGCAACCTGGAGGCGCTTGAACGCTTCCTCAACAAGGCAAGGGACTTGCCAAAACAGGCCACGCTATGGCCAAAAGGGCAACGCACGGCGCCCTCCCAGGCGGATGATGTAGCGGGAGGCGTAGCGCACCGAGACCCGAGCGACGAGGACGAGTAGGAACCCCATGAGCAGCCAGGACGACACCGAGGACGGCATTCCGGTCATGACCAAAGCCGATTTCAAAGAGCGGCTGTGGGCCTTGGGCATGCGACGGGCAAACTTCTGCCGGGCAACCATGATTACCCGGCAGGCCGCCCTGGAATGGGGCAAGAGCCGGGGCTTCCCTGGGTGGGTGCATTCCTGGCTGATCCTGGCCGAGCAGTCCCCGGAGGTGGCCAGAATGCTGGGGGCGCTGCACATGCCCGAGCAGATGCCGGTCATGAAGCCACCGCCGACGCCGCCCAAGAGAAGGCGTCGGGCGCAGGTGCGAGCGGAGATCAAGACCAGCAAGGGGCAGTGAAAGGGAGGGGGAAACCCCTCCCTTTCTCGTTACCCCAACTGCCGTAGCTTGAACTCAGCAGCGGGGCCTTCCCGCCGCGGCGACGGGTTGAACACCGCCCCGTAGTGCTCAGGGCACCAGGACTGGCCCTGTAGCGACGGCGCATCACAGAATCGATACTCGCGGGGCCGCTCCTTGTGCCCCCATAGCGGCCAGCAGCAGGTGGGGCTGGCACCCACGCGCGGGGGAGGCGAGCGCACCGGCGCCGGGGGCTTGGGCACTGTGCGCCATGTCTTCGCACCCCGCTCGGCTGGAGGCGTGGGCAGGGGCGGCACAACCTCGCCGTTCCACGTTGCCTTGACCGAGCCCGAGGGCTTGAACCGACTCTCGATGCCGAGACGCTGCGCCTTGCCGATGACGGCGTTCTTCACCAGCCCCATGCGCCGTGCGGTTTCCCCAAACGAGCATCCGTCCGCCACGTGCTGGCGCATGGTTTCAATCAACTCGTGCGTCCACTCAACCAAGGACCGGCCCTCCCTCTGCCTTCTGCCTTGCCTGCCATTCCGCGATCCAGGACGGCGGCAGCAGCCCCAGGTGCTGGGGGGCGAACTTGCCGATACAGGCGGTCATGGAGGCTGCCAGATGCAGTTCCAGGGCTGCGATGACCGGCAGCCCGCCGGGCGGGGGATCTGGCGCGAAGATGCCGTCCCGTTCCGAGGGTGCGAGCGCGGCCCAGGCAAGCCGGCGCTGGAACACGGACACCTTCTCCCTGATCCCCGCGGCATCCTCCCACTCGGCCGCCATCTGGTCGTGCGTGGGGACAGGCGACGCATGCGCCTTCCGCCAGTCCTCGGGTGATTCCAGGGCCGGCGGCCGGGGGCGCGTCTTCACCGCCCACGCATCCAGCACGCCGATCAGCGCCTTGGCGTTGGGGATGCCGGTGGAGGCTACGGCAGCATCCCGCAGCGTCTGGTCGTTGAAGGCGTCGTCCGCGAAGTGGGCGAGCAGCGGGAGCATCTTCACCAGCTTCTCGACGGTCTTCTCGCTTTCGCCAGGCCGCACGGCCACGGCAAGGGAGGACAGCCACACCCGGCGGCGCGTGTCTCCGCCCAGGCCGTCGAACATCTCGCTCATCTATGCACCTCCAGGATCGCGCGACCGATCATTTCCGGGATCGCTGGATAGACCGAATTGCCGAGCGCGCCGATTGCGTCCACCCGACCGGGTATCCCATGAACCACTCGCACCACGTCGGGTTCAGTGGTCCGCCCAGGACATTGGGCAACTGATCGCCGGACGTGGGCGATCGTTTCCGCCGGCTCAACCCGTCCGGCTTGTTCGGGAATCGGTAATCCCGAGCGGCAAGGGTGGGCAACAACCCAGACGCGGTTTCGATGGTGGTGGGCTCCCGCGGCGGCAGCCGGTAAGCAATCCCACTCCGCGTCATACCCGCAGCCGGCCAACGCTCCGACCACATCGCCCATTCCCCGTCCAAGCATCTCTGCCACGTTCTCCAGGATGACGTGCTTGGGTCGAACCATGCGAATGGCACGTATGGCGTGCCAGAACAGGCCCGAACGAGCGCCTGAAAGTCCGGTGGCATCGGGGTTTGCAATGCTGATGTCCTGACAGGGGTAGCCGGCCGTAATCACGTCCGCTTCCGGGAACACATCGACGGCCGTGATGTCTCCAAGCACGGGAACGCCGGGCCAATGCTTTGCCAGCACCTGCCGGCAGAACGGGTCTATCTCGCAGAACGCCACGGTCTCGAAACCGCCCGTCCGCTCCAGACCGAGGCTGAAGCCACCAACCCCGGAAAAAAGGTCCAGAACCTTGAGCTTCACCGAAAGTCCTCCGGCTTGAGCCCCGCCGCGGCGAGCGTGCTGTCGAACTCAGCCTCGGGCGCTTCGTCCTGCCACCGGCGCTGGTTCAGCCAGGTCGCCGGGTGCGGCCGGTATGTAGGATCGGCCGAGAACTTGAATCGCCGCAGGCCAGCCAGTAGCAGCGCCTCCGCGTTGTCGGGATCCTGGTGATCCGCCACCTTCAGCGCCTTGGCGTAGGCAATGCGCGCGGCCTGAATGGCGACCTTGCGGGGATATTTCGCATACCACCGGAGGAAGCGCGCCTCGGCGCTGTTGCCCTGGTGCGCCACCACCCCGCGCTGACGGGGCAAAGCCAGTTCCTGGCCGCTCATGTCGGTATCCCCCTGTCCCGAACCACCCGCAGCACGCTCGCGCTGTGCGGGTCGTAGATCACGTCGAAAGTGGTGCCGACGCCCTGGTAGACCGTCCACCGCTCCCCGTCCCGCACTGGCCCCACCAGCCGAACCTTGATGTCGCGTTCCAGGTGAATCCCGTCATCGGCCAGCGCGTCGAGGATGGCCTGACTGATGCGGGCAAGCGGCGCCACCGCGGCGGCTTCGGGGTTCGGGCCTTCATCGTCGTCATCATTACCCCTGGTCATGGGGCGTGGCGGTCGTGACGCCATCGGCATTCTCCTGGATTGGCCTGATTTCTATGACAAGGCGCGCGGTGTCGGAGTACCGCTTGCGGATGGACAAATCGGACACCTGCGCGTCGTCCACCCACACGACGTTGTTCAGCGCGTCCTTGAGCAGCTTGCAGATGTTGTCGGCATCGGGCTTCGACTTGTGCGGCTGGCCCCGCAGCGCAGCGGCGCGCTTGGCCTTGGACCAGCTTTTCGGCACATCGAAGAACGCGCCCACCCGCAGGTCGATCGCGCCCGTCAGCATGGTGCGACCGGCCATCGCCCGAGCGGCAAGCAGCCCGATCAGGGTTTGCTCGACGCGCTGTTTCTTGGGCGTAAAGCGGTGCCGCCCCCCAAACGGACTGTCAGCCGGGCGCGACCAGCCTTTCGGTGCGCCCGGCACGACAATGCGGATTACGTCGTCGCTCACGGGGCCGGACTGGTGAAGAACGCGCGGCCGGACAACTGCACGCCGATGCCCTGAGAATCCCCGATCGGCACCAGTTCCGGTTGCCTGCGCCACCCGACGAACGCGTAGCCAGCGCCCCGGGCACGCACATCAGCAAGCCACCGGTCGATCAGTTTCGCCGCACCCTCGAAGCGCCCCGGCTCATCGTCTGGGAGCAGGACGCCAACCGCGTAATCAACAACCAGATCACAGGGCGGCAGTTTGCCCTCCAGCCCCGCCACCATCCCGGCTTCCGCCAGCGCCTGTCCGAGATGCGCTTGGCTGGCCAGGAACCAGCGATCGTCCTCCATCACGCCACCTCGGGGGGAGGCTCGAACAACGGGGCGCCGGGCTCGGTGGGCTCAACGCGTTCCTCGGCCATGCCGCCGGCCCGCATCTTGTCGCCCAGCCCGTCCTCCAGGCCGTTGCGCCACTGCACGAACGACTCGCTGCCCGGGTCATGGGCAAAGGGGTTGTCCCCCAACTTCATGCCGCTGTTGCCCGCTTTGTAGCCGTCCGAATATGCCTGGGCCACCTTCAGCCGGACGCTGGCGCTCAGATCCTCGGGCGTTTTCGGCAGCGGCAGGTTGGGATCACGCGCGCCGCCAAACAGGCCGTTGAAGTTGGCCTGACCGTCCGGCTCGACCTCGATGATGTCCATGTCGATGGCGTAGGCTTGGGCGTTCTGGATGTAGGCCCGCGCCTCGGACTTCTCGACCATGGACAGCGAGTGCATCAGCTTCAGCATCTTGCGGTCGCCGCCCAACGCCTCGAACCGCGCGAGCAGGGATGCAATCTGCTGGCTGACGCGGGCCGCTTCCGTCTTGAGGATCGTGTAGTCGGCCAGGGCTTCCTTCTTCTCCGCCGGCGACGGGCCATTGCCCTTGGGCTTTGCCGGCCTGCCGCGCCCGCGCTTGGGCTTGTCCTCGGTGGGTTCCGCGCCCTCGGCGGCTTCCGTCTGCGTCTCCTGTTCCTGCCCCTCGGGAACCTGATCGGCCTCCGGTAGCCGCTTGCGGGACCGGCCGGGGCGCAGTTCGACCACCTGCCCGTCCTCCCCGATGATGTTCTTTATCTGTCGTGCCATCCGAATTTCATCCTTGATTGGTAGGGCGCGCACTTTCCCCCGGGCGCCCGCATCCGTCAATAAATTCGGCATTGACGCGACAACAACTCGACGCCAACATGACGCCAACACGACATCAACAGGACGCCAACCCGTGGCCGACTTCCTCACCTCCATTGCTGACGAGCCGGGATTGCCGCAGCCTCGGCCGGGCTTCTATCTCATTGCCCTGGTGCCGGGCGGGTGGAAGGTGCCGGCGGAAATCACCGCGGTCCAATGCGGGTGGGGACTGATCGTCGACGGTGATACGCACCCGCTGGAATGGAACCGGGAGGACATCCTGCTGGCCTACGCGCAGGGGATGTTGACCGGAGAACTGTTCAACCACCCCATGTTGCGCGTCGTGCTGTTTGGGGAAGCAATCCCCGAGCATCAGTACCTGCACCGGCTGGCGATGAAGGATTGGGCTCGCCGGCATGAGCCCGAACACCCGTGCCTGCACCCCGAGCACGCGATGCTACTCGGGAACACCCCGCCACCATTTTGAGGATCACGCATGCCATGACCAAGCCGCTGTCACCGACGACATCGACCGTTGCGGTCGAGATCATCAAGGCCATCGAGCAGGCCCTGACCTATGCCTCTGAGCGCCGGGCCAACAAGCCCATGCGCTTCATCGAGAGGCTGCACGCCCACGGCTTCACCATCGTGCCCACGCCGACCGGACCGGAGACCAAGGCGTGAGCCAGCCACTGACGCCGGTAGACCTCACCCCAAGCCGTAAGCACCAGCTTGTCACCCCCAGGGGCGACGTCGAGATGTGGCTTTGGGCAGAGAACGGGGCGTGGCACGGGCCGACCAACATGCCGCCAGAACGCTGGCACTCCATGACCGCCATGCACGCTGCCATCAACGGCTATAAGCTGGCACAGGGGTTCACAGCCCCCAAGCCAGCCGAGCCCGACGAGTTGCTGCCCGAGGACGCGGGGAAGCGCGCGGTGTATTGGCTCTGGAAGGCGGGGCGCGTGACGCAGTGGATTTGGTCGGCTCAGGACCGGATTTGGGCGCGCTACGAAGAGACGCCAGCCACCGCCATGGCTCCCGGAGATGCCTGGAAACAAGGCTTCCGCATGTCTACCGCGCGCGAGCAGCCGGCCGAGGCCGATCCCGATATCGCCCCACCGCGCGCCCCCGTCTACCGCATGCGCGCCGAGGGGCTGACGCTGGAGGAATACATCAAGGTCCGCCGGGAGCGGGTGCGGACCATGCGGGCTGCCGCCGACGAACAAGCGCGACGGACTCGCGATCAGCTTGAGCGTGCCGACATGCTGGAGACCGAACTGGACTGCCTGGAATGCAGCATGATGCGCGTCAACCCGGAGAACCCGACATGAGCGACGCAGCCCCCATCGGCCACAACAACCCGCCGCCGCCGACCACCGCCGACGAGTGGAACATTTACCTGACCGAGCGGTTCGCGCCGCAGCAGAAGCGCAAGAACCGCCTGCTCGCCGCCTACGAACGGTTCCTGGTCGCGCACCCGCAGATCGAGGACGACGAGACGGCCAAGAAGGCGGCCGACTTCCGCGCCCAACTCCAGGACTTGGAGAAGATAGCCACCGCCATCCACACGCAGGAGAAGGCGCCCGTGCTCCTGGCATCCCGCGCGATCGACGGCTTCCTGCGGGACTTCAAACTACCGCTGTCCAATGCCGCTGACGTCATCCGGGACCGCAACACCGCCTACCTGCGGCGCAAGGAAGACGCCATCCGGCAGCAGCGCCAGAAGGAGGCCGAGGAAGCCCGGCAGCGGGCCGAGGCTGCGGCGGAACAGGCCATGGAGACGATGGCGCCGGCGGAACTGCGGGCGGCCACCATCGAGAGCATCAACGCCGACGACGCGGCCAAGCGGGCGAACGCGAAGGCTTCCGACCTGGTGCGCGTGACCGGCGACTACGGCACGACCGTCACCCTCAAGACGACGTGGAAGTTCGATCCCGAGACGTCCGACCTGATGCAGCTTGTGAAGGCCGTGGCCGAGGGTAAGGCGCCGCTCTACTACCTGACCTTCGCCACCACCCGCATCAACGTCGCCGTGCGGACGGAGAAGGTGCGCCAGATCCCCGGCTGCGCCATCACCGAACACAAAACCTCCTGACCCAAGGACCGACACGCATGAAAATCCTGGCCTTCGACACCGAGACCACCGGCATCCCCGAGTGGAAACTGCCGAGCGACGACCCCAAGCAACCGCATCTCGTCTCCCTGGCGTTCGTCATGTACGACACCGAGGACGGCAGCACGCTGAACGAGCAGCATTGGATCGTGCGCCCGGACGGGTGGACCATCCCCGAGGAAGTCACCGCCATCCACGGCATTACGACCGAATACGCCGAGGAACAGGGCGTGCCGCTTGAGGACATCCTGACGATCTTCGCTACCATGTGCGGCGCGTCCGACCAGCGCGTGGCTTACGGCGCCCCGTTCGATAAGCGCATCCTCCGCATCGCCATGCTGCACGCCGAGTGGTCGCGAGCGGCGGCCGACAGTTTCTTCGAGATATACCCCGTCGACTGCATCATGAAGGCCGCCGGCCCCCTGTGCCAAATGACGCCGACCGACGCCATGATGGCCACGAACCGCCGCACCTTCAAATCACCCAAACTCGGGGAAGCCTACGAAACCCTCTGCGGCAAGACCATCGAAGGCGCACACTCCGCCCTGGTCGACACCCGCGCCGCCCTTGAAGTCTGGCTCGCCATCCAAGCCCGCACCACCAACCCGGAGACGTTCTGATCCATGTCCGACCTGACCACGCGCCCCACCACCGCGCCCGCCACCACCAAGTTCGTCCCGCTGTCCCAGATCACGAAGGTCAAGGACCTGTGGGAGAACGAGCAGTTCAAGTCGATCATTGCCCGCGCCCTGCCGCGGCACCTGACGCCCGACCGGATGGTCTCCACCTTCGGCATCGCGGTGCAGAAGACGCCCAAGCTGGCGCAGTGCTCCATCCCCTCCCTGATCGGCGCCTTCATGTCGTGCTCGGCCATGGGCCTGGAGCCCAACACCGCGCTCCAGCACGCTTATCTGATCCCCTTCGACGTGCGGAAATACGTGAACGGGAAATGGCAGACCGTGCGCACCGACGTGCAACTGATCGTCGGCTATCGCGGCTACCTCCACCTCGCCTACCAGAACCCGGACGTGCAAAGCATCCACTGCGACGTGGTGTGGGACGGGGACGAGTTCTCGTATGAGCACGGCACCAACGCGCACCTGCGGCACGTTCAGGGGCGGGACCCATCCAAGCGCGGGGAGGAACCCATCTTCGCCTACATGCACGCCAAGCTGAAGGGTGGAGGCGAGGTGTTCGAGGTGCTGACCCGGGCGGACGTGCATAGCTCCCGGGCGCGCAGCCAGGGCTACCAGACGGCCATCAAGGCGTTCGAGGAAGCCAAGCAGAAGGGCAGCGATCCCCGCAAGGACAAGCGGTACACCGAAGCGCCATGGATCCGGGACGCCGTGGCCATGTGGCGCAAGACCGCGATGCGCGCCGGCCAGAAATGGTTGCCGCAGTCGGTGGTCATGGCCGTGGCCGAAAGCCTGGACGACAGCCGCGCCCGCTTCGACCCTGCGACGGACTTCAAGAACGTCATGGACGGGCAGTGGGAACCGATACCGGAGGAAGCCGGCGACGACGAGGACGACGGGAACAACCCGCCCTCCGTATCCCCACCTGTGGTGACGCAAGAGCGGGCCCCCGTTGTGCAGCAGCCGGCCGAACCGCCCGCCAAGCCTGCCCGCGCACCACGCACCACCGCGGTCGACCGGGCCAACACGCCCCGCACGCAGCCCCCGGTTCAGGAGCCCGCGCGCCAGGCTGCGCCGCCGACCCCGCCACCCGAGGACGAACCGCCGGCCGACCGGTGGGGAGATGATGGCGGAAATTCCGAGCCCCCCCCGAGCCAAGACGAGGTGCCCCCGAGCCCCTTCAGCCACTACGTTTTCGACGCCCAGGGCGAGATGGCTTCCGACCTGTGGAGCGCCCCCATCGGCTTCGCGCGCCAGTTCGCGTTCATCGCCCAGCACGTCAGCGCCGAGGAATGGGCCGCATTCCTGGAGTTCAACAACGACGGCATCTACGAGGCACGGGAGGCAAGCCGGGACGCGGCCGACATCATCGACGCCGTGCAGGCGCCCGAACCCGGCACTGACGCCACTTCCGAAGCGGTCGACAACGGCCCGGTCCTCATCCCGGTGCGCGAAGTGCGCGGGGCGCCCGACTACACCGGCTGGCTCAACGAGATCGCGCCCGTCATCAAGGCCCTGACCGCCCTCACCCTGCTAGAGTGGACCATGAACCACGCCCCCATGGTGCAGACGGCGCCGCCCACGCCGCGCATGCGGTTCGTGACCATGGTGAGCGAGCGCGCCGGCGCCATCGGCATTGGAGCGCCGCCCATCCTGGCCAGCCTGATGCCCTCCGCGCGCAAGCCGGTGGAAACGGCGTCCGCACCCGAGACTGAAGCCCCCACCCGCACGAAGGAGGAAGTCGCGGCCGATGCGCTCCTGGCCGACATCGCGCAGTTCCGGTCGTCGGGCGAGGCTCGGGAATGGCTGATGAACGCCGCCGTGAAGTCGCGCGGGCAGATGATCCGGGTGGCGCGTCCCGACCTGAACCAAAGCATCGAGCAAGCCTACAATGCCAAGGTGGCGGAGTTGCGGGGGGAGGGGGCGTGAGCGAGAAAGAAACTTACGTCGAGATGCGCTTGAGGTTTGCGAGGGTCATGGAGCGTGGCCTGCGCAACCTGAAGGGCGATTACCCCGGGCTCGACAGCCTGGAGACAAAAGCGTGGCTTGCGAAGCAGGCGGAGGCTAACCAGCAAAAAAAAGAGAATGGGGAACCGCCATGACCCCCACCGCCCTACGCGCCCTCGCGGCCCGCGTGCTGGCCGAGGAACCGAGCGACGAGTTGCGGGATGCGGTGCTGGATGCGATCGGGCACCACGTTCCGCCCGGCGCCTTCTACGATTTGTGGCGGCCCAACCCCCTCACCAGCCACGACGCCGCGTTCGATGCGATGCCGGCGGGGTGGCGGATCATAACGATCACACAGACCGACCACGGTTATATCGCAAAGATCGGTCGGGGGATTTTCTTTGCCCATAACTCCTATACCCCGGTGCCCGACCTCCCCCCGGCCCTGACAGCCGCCGGGCTGCTGGCGCGGGCGGTGGATGCGGAGGCGTCCAATGGCTGATTGGTCATCGCCCCTCACATCATTGGACCGAGGATTGAGCGAGGCAAACATGAGTAACTGCATGGTCGCCGGTATCAGCGGGTGGTGCGGCATGTCGTGTCCCGTGCTGTGCGCCGGGAAGTGCGAGGAAGAAGAAATGATTGAGGCCAAACGAGCCGAACAGGGAGACGGGGCATGAGCGCGATCGGGAAATGCCCGTGGCCGGGATGCGGAGGAGAAGGAAAGGCGCCGGATATTCTTGGGTTCTTCAGTGTCCAGTGCCAAAAGTGCGGCGCTTCCGGCCCGATATCTCCCAGAGAAGATGGCGCCATCACCGCCTGGAACCGCCTTGCCACGCCGGACCCGGCCGAGGTGCGGGGGAGGATCAGGTGGGCACGGACCGCCCTTATGGTCGGGAAGCTGTATTGCGGGCACGTCCGGCAGCGTGGCCATGAATGGTGGGCATACCCGGAATGGGAAGACGGCAAGAAATCGCCGCACCCCACCGAAGCCGCCGCCCGCGCAGCCCTTGTCGCCGCCGTGCGAGAGGCGATCCAGAGAGAAGAGACGACATGACCGACGACAGGCATCCTAAGCCGTGCCCGGTTTGCAAAACGCGCGCTACCGTAGTGGGTGAACACCGATCACCCAAAGGGCAGTTTGTCGAATGCCACGACCGATCGTGTCGGATGAGCGGACCTAAGGGGGACACCCCAGAACATGCCATTTGGCTATGGAACCGGATCAGTTTCGATAATCCACTACCCACTCCGGAGTGGGTGCCGTGACCGCCGAAGAAATCCAGCGCCTCGAAAGCCTCGCGCGGGAGGCGACGCAAGCGGACGGGCCGCCATCGGACGTTGGTTCCGTATGGATCGACGGCAAGTGTTTTGTGAGCGCGATTGCCGACAAAGAGTGCGGCCGGGCGGGTGACGATTATTATTCGTGCAACAACATGAAAGCCACGCCGCGACTTCGGATGCGCCCGGCTTACCGGGCGTTCTTGGAAGCCGCACCGCCAGACGCCGTGCTGGCATTGATCGCGCGGGTGAGGGGGGAGTGATGAACATGCGGGAGAAGATGGCGCGGGCGATGCACCGCCGCAGCGACCGAGGTCACTGTGATTGGGGAGACGAGCATCCCAACGTCCGCCGCGAGTTTACCGCCATGGCCGACGCCGCCCTGTCCGCGATGGAGGAACCGACAGAGGCGATGGTATGGGCCGCGCTTAGCCGGCCGATCGCACATCAGGCCAGCACGTCCGATCTATATAGACTGCTGTTCCGCAACATGATCCGCGCGGCAAGGGACTAAACCGAAACGCCGCACGGCGGCAGGGAGAGAGTATGAGCACCATCCATCAATCAGGCGGCCGAATTGTGATCGACGGTCGCGAGTTCACCGGCCATTCCGTCAGCATCATCAACGGTCGGCAACCACGACGCCATGCGCTATCATGCGCCATGCCCGAACACCTCACACCAGCCGAAGCCGCGCTATGGCTCCTTGCGTCCGACGCCGGCGGTCACCTCGCCTTCCCCTGCAACCGACATCCAGCGCGCACTGAGCGCCGGCGCGTCGCTCGCCTACCACTTTGACCCGGGGACCAAGACCTACTTTGTGGAGGCCGTTACTGCTTCCGGCCGTCCTTGACTGCGGAGCCCGACGAGGACCCGATCCAGTATCCGACCACGGCCCCCTGCATGGTCGCCAGGTTCCCGAATAGGATGTTGGCCATGTCCTTGCTCTCGGGCGGGATGGCACGGAAGAACAGGGCGAAGACCACGCCGATGAACCCGACCGTGATGGCCAAGGACATGAGCACGACACCCATGTCACGCATGCGGGGGGACATGCCCTGCGCGGCGATGGCGGCCTGTGCCACCTGCGCGTCAGTCTGTGGAGGTGTAGCGTCCGACATGCTCATGGCTTCCCTATGCCGATGTTCACGCCGTAGTGGCTTGCCAGCCAGCCGATGAATCCGCCGACCGCTAGGATCGCCGCCCACAATGTCTTGGCCAGGGACAGCGTAGACTTCCGCTGTTCCTCGATGCGCGAGACCGTGGCGACAACGGAATCCATCGTCGCCTGAAGACGCTGGGTGGCGGCATCGTGATGAGACAGCCGCTCCTGCACCGCCTCCATCTGCCCCTCCAGCCGGCCGACCTGTCCAGTCAGTTGGGCCGAAGCCCTTACCTGTTGCTCGATCAGGTCCTTCACTTCCTTGGCCTCCTGGGCGTCCTGCGGCCACCAATCGGGGATGTTCCCGCTTGGCCAGAACGAAGATGCTGCTGCCGCTGTCATGGTCCGACCCTTCCGACGTGAGAAATTAACGACATTTTCACGATTTTGCCCGGACCGAGTTTGGCCATCATGGTTCTTGGGTTTGCCCCAATCATCCACCCATCCCCCCCGCGTCGTGAGGGCTGTTCTTCATTGCGTGACGAGGGCCGACCAGAAGCCATACTCGACGCGGCCATCTCCGCCAGCCAAGCCAGCGGCATTCGCGCCGCCGCCTCCACCGCCCGCCCCTGGCGCGGGAGCTACGGACGCAGGGGTGTTCACGGCCCCGCCGTCACCGCCACCGCCAAAGATTGAGTTGCCGCCGGCACCACCGCCGCCGCTTCCGCCGCCGACGCCACGAGGAAATGGATAACTGGCCCAGCTACCGCCAACCACGCCAGCCGCGCCGGCTGTGCTGCCCCCGCCGGCGCCGCCGGGACCCGAGATAAACATACCGCCGGACAAGCTGCCGTTTGCCCCCGACGCCCCGGCCGCACCGCCCGTGCCTGGAGTTAGGCCGCCACCAGTGCCGCCCGTTCCACCCACCCCCGCCGCACCCGCAGCGCCACCCGAGCCGCCGGTCAGACGAATGGATGCCCCGTTGGCACCGCCCGCGATCGTCAGATTGCCCCCCGCGCCGCCCGCGACGCCTGCGCCGCCAGATGTTCCGGCCGCGTCGATCGTGAAGGTGAGGGACCCACCCGGGGTGACGGCCATGGAGAAGTTGACCATCTGCTGACCAGCGCCGCCCCCGCCAGCGCCCGCCGTTGAGGCCGACGCCTGCCCGCCACCGCCACCGCCACCAGGAGCCGCAGCGCGAAGAATGGTGACCGCCGACACATCAGCCGGGACGGTATCCACCCGGGACGCCGTGACGGTGCGAACGACCCACCGGCCGTTGGGGGAAGACGACACGACCTGCGCAGCGACCGGCGCCGACGCCAGGACGGTGGATGCCATTAGCGCAGCCAGGAAAGCCTTGCGCGTGATCATTGCACCGCTCCGCTGATGAAGGCCGTTATCACACCGGTAACCTTGCTGAAACACGTTGTAGCAGAGGTGACGACCGCCGTAATCCCTGTCGAGTAACGTTGTGCCGGGCCCGGGGCGTAGTTGATGGAGGCCGCGCCATTGGCTGGCAGGGGCACGCAGGCCAGGGGCGTGATGGCCCCGTCCGCCGGGGCTGATGTGGCGTTGACGATGGCCAGGAAGCCGGCTGTCCCCGTCAGGTTCGTGGCGTAGGCCGAGTAGAGGTTCCCGGCCGAGGCCTTGAGCACCTGGGTGGCAGCACCAGCGCCTGTAACCACCGACGTGATGGCCACGCCAGCGGCGGAGGATGGCGCCACGGCAATCCCGTTTGTCACCCCCGGTGTCGTCTGGTTGATAGACACCGAGCCAATGATTGCGGTGCCGGCCGCAATGGTGACCGGGCATGGCTGGCCCGGCTGCACAGGAACGAACGCGCCCCCATCAGTCTGCCGGCAATAGAGTTGGGCTTGCTGAGCAGCGGCGTTACCGCCCCACCCCACCGCGGCCAGGGCAAGCAGCCCGACCAAACCTGCACGCTTCATGCTCCGTCTCCTGTTCATGGCGGTTGCCCTTCGCGACGCGCCCGGTCCATGGTCTGCCGTCTCATCCCACGCATCATGCGGATGATAGCCGCATCTTCTTCGGTAGGCTCCTGCGTGGTCATCTTGGCGTTCTGCCGCCGCAGGGTGTCCAGTTCCTTCTTGGCCCCACGGTAGGCGCCCAGGATCCTGAAGCCCTCGTCCAGATCGCCCTTCCCCAGCTTCTTGATGATATCGTCGGCAGCATCGGGCCGCCCGCTCTTGAGCAGGAAGTCCACCTCATTGATGGCCGTGTTGATGCGCCGCGCCTCGCCCATGTAGGCGCGCTCTTTCATGCGGTCGTCGACCTTGCCCACGACGCGGCCCACGAACGGCATGCGCGATGCGGAGGGTTCGTCGCTGGTGAAGTAGTCCAGGGTGCGATCAGCCGCGCGCCCCAAGCCCCCGGTCATGGACGTGAAGATGTGCCGCAGCGCGTCGGGGGAGACATCGACCGCTCCCTTCTCCGCATAGTCCCCGCCGGTCAAAGCGTTGATTCCGCGAGACATGGCCTTCCAAAGTTCCGGCGTGTTCTGAAAGTGGCGCCGGTGCGCCGGCTCGGGGGCGTCACCACGCGGCCCGCGGTCCCCGCTCTTGTAGACCGGAGCGCCCGTGAAGCTGACATTATCCCATAGTTGCGCGACCGGCCGAAACACGGAAGGCGCAACCAACTGAGCGGCCGAACCAACGGAACCGAGGGGGTTGAACGCGTCTAGCATGGCAGCCGCCATCGACACGCCGTACTCGATCGGCTTCTTGTGGGATTTGCCCGAGATCGCCTCTGACGTCAGGCGCCCGACGTTGAACACCGCGTTCAGGCCGAGCGGGTATGGCACCTTCACATAGGTCCCGTCTGACTTGGCGAAGATGGCGTTGTGCGACTTCTCGAAATCGGGGATCGCCTCATAGTCATCCCCCATCACCTCGCGGTTCACCATGTCGAGCAGGAAGCCCGTCACTGCCATGCCGCCCAGGACCGCGCGCGCCTTGGGGCTTTTGGCCGCGGCTTTCAGGATCGTGGCCGCCCCCTGCACGCTGGCGTTGAAGAACATGAACCACGCGTTGATGGCCGCCGACGCGTTGCCCTTACGGTTGAAGTTGACGGTGATGTTCTTGGCGATGCTGGCCGCGCGCTGCTGGGTCAGGCCTTGCTTGCGGGCCGCCTGGAATGCCGCCAACCGGACGCTGTTCTCGACGATGGAGTTGTAGTCATCGACCGCTTGCAGGACGGTGCGCGCGATGCGGCGCGGGTCACCCGCCCCCTGTTCCATCTTGGCAACCTCGGCGCGCAGGTTGTCCATGCGCTTGTCCGACGTCTCGTACATGTCCATGTGGCCGGTCGTTCCGCCGGCCGCGTCCATCTCCTTGGCGTAGCGCGCCCATTCGGAGTTGCCGTCGCCGCGATACAGGTCCCGCAGCCCGCGCATGGCTTTCGGGACGTTGGAAATGACGTCCCGCCGCCCCTCTTTCAGACCGGTCCCAAACCAGTTGAATTGCGCCCCCCCTACGTCGCGAATGAAGTTGGTCACCCAGAACTCCGGGTTCCAGCGCGTAAGAAGGGACGCCATAAATCTGGCCGGCAAAGCAATAATTTTGGTAAAAAGACTGATCTGACCAGCGTCCATGTTCTTCATGGCCCGGGCGACCTCGACGGCGCGCTTGTTGCGCTCATCGAACACGATGAAGTGGTGCTTTCCGCCCTCCTTGTACATCACCACGTTGTCGGCAAGCTGGTAGAGCGGGTCCGGGATTGTCTCGACCAGCCCCGTGTTCTTGTTGATCTGCCGAGTGGTCGGGACCTCATCGACCTTCCAGAACCCGTCCGCCGGATACTGCTTGGCCAAATCAGCCAGGGCCGTCGTGACCTTGTTCTTCTCCGCCCTGATCGCCGCCGTCTCTGCCTGCGCCACGATGTTGGCCAGGATGTTCTTGACCTCAAGCGTGGAACCCATCGACCGCTTGCTCTCGGGGCCGCGCACGTTGAAGCCCGAACCCTTGGGGGCTCCGTTGCCCTCAATGTCACGCTGCAAGGGGGCGTAGAACTGATACGCGTCCTCCCATGCCTTGATGGTGTCCGCCGTTTCCAGCCCCTCGGCCTTGATGACCTTACGGGTGTCCGCCGTCAGTTTGTCGACGTCCTTGGCGATGGACTCCAGGCGGTTCAGCTTCGACTCGGCCGCAAACGCCTGCATGGCCGCCGCCGCGTCCGCATCGCTCATCCCGGACAGGGCTTCGTTGTCCACCCGGTCCGGGTTGATTTCTTTCATCGCCTTGTTGCGCTCAGGCGCGTGCCGGGCGAGCAGGTAGCGGTCCACGTCGTCGACCGTCACGCCCTCGCGATTCTTCGCAATCTTTTGAAGGATAGGTTCTACCCGTTTCTCATGCAGCGCCTTGACCCGAGCCGACACGCGCCCGTGGTAGTTTGTCTCCATTTCGTAGGCGTCCCGGCTTTCCGGGATGGGGCCATACAGGTCCGCGATGCGCTTCTGGACCTTTTTCAGGTCAATCTTGTTGTCCTGAAGGGCGCGGACGAGGCTGTCCACCATCGACGGGTCTTCAATCTCCCACGCCGAACGGGCCAGGCCGAGGTTCGGCTGGCGGGCGGGGCGACGAGAGAACAGCGTGCCTTCCTCTGGCGCCTTCGGAGCAAACAGCCCCTCATTCGGCCGAGCCTGCGGCACCCTGGGCTCCAGCCCCCCACGCCCGGTCTGATCCCGCGCAGCCTGCGCCTGGACGGCGGACGGCTCCATACCCGGCATGGCTTCCTGGCGGGGATCATTGCGGTAGGTCGGGACCGCGGCGCGCTGCTCGGGATCGCGCCTCTCCCCACCGAACAGGTCGGGACCAGACGGCGGGGGCTTGGGCGGCCGGCGGGCATAGCGGGGATCGTTCGACATAAACGGGTTCTGGTCATCCGGCGTCGCCCGCTGGAAGTCGCCGCGCTCGAACGCACCGAAGGTCTGCGCGGTGGCCCCGTCGCCCCAGATGCGCTTGAAGGCGTCCTTGATGCGCTGCCACAGCCCTCGGAAATGCCCGACGACCGACCGAGCCTTCTCGTCCTGGAGGAACTGGCGATCATAGAACCTATCAGTCAACGACTCCGCGAAGTATTCCGACCTGTCCGTGAACCTGTAGGAGTCTTCGTTCGCGGCGAACGAAAGCCGATTGCCGCCGGTCGGCAATTTCTCAAGTCTAACAGAAGACATCGCCTCCTGATTGCCGAGATTACGCGTGAGCCACGCATCCGCTTCCGCGCCTACAACCCGCCGGGTCAAACCGGACGGCTGATCGAACGGACGCGCCCAATCGTGCTCACGCACCCATCTTTCCTTGGCGCGGACGAACTCGCGGCCGAGCGCCCGCCGCTGGTCGAGGGGGACCAGCCGTTCCATAGAGTGCCACAATTCATGGATCATAGTTCTCGACATATCGCCGGATCGCAGCGCACTCTCGAATACCGTCACGATCCGATCAAAGGCATTGAACTGCCCTTTGACCTCTCGGGCATCTCCCGCCCGCACGCTCAGGCCAACGTCCCGAACCAAGTCTTCGCCAACGAACCGGATGAAATCGTCCACCTCCCGGATTTCGTCTGGATGAACGCGCGGCCCATTGCCTCTATCCGCCTCTGCCCGGCGCTTGTTTGCCTCAAGGTTCAGCCGGCTTATGATCGCCTCCGCGCCGCGACGACGAACGGGGCTTCCCGGCCGGCGGGCATACTGAGGCGACCCATCCGCCCTTCCCTTCCCGTCCCCCTTCACACGCCCCTGCATCACGGCACGGAACACGCCGTCCGCCGACCAAAAGCCTTGCCCACGAAGGCCGGAGCCAATCGCCTCCACCGCACGGTTCATGGCTTCGACGGCACGGGTGGTGATGGGTGGCTCTTGCCGCGCCCTGGCCAGCACTTCCTCCGCCACACGGGCGACGGCTTCCTCGCGCATCTGCTCTGGCGTGTAGCGCAGGTCGGCCAGCCCCTGGCGGTTTTCGCCCTGAGCCAGCCAGCGATCGGCGGCACGCAACAGTGCATTGCGCTGCGTCTCGGTCAGCACGCCCAACTGCGGGTCCATCAGCGCGTGCGTCACCTCATGGAACAGCTTGGTCGGGGCATCGGGCGCCGGCGTGTCCAGGGCATAGGTCACCAGGGACTTGGTATAGGACGCGTCCGCCGCGTTCCCCTCCGCGTCCACCAGCCGGTCGACCACCTTCAGGCCCACCGAGGACGGCAAGCCCGCCAGTCGCATCAGGCGCTGCATCACGACAGCCAGTTCCTGCCGAGCCCGGCCGGCTTCCGGCGACGGTGCGCCCTGCGCCCGCTGATCAGCCTGCCCTTTCTCCCGGGCAGAGAGCATGCCGCGGGCTTCGTTGTAGGCCTGCGTGCGCTCAACGTCTGATGCGCGCACGGCTTCGTAGACCGCTTCCTCGGGGCGGGCGCCCTCGACCAGCAGCCGGGCCGCGTGCATTTCCTCATCGGGCGTCAGCTTGATGCCGGCTTCCTCAGCCGCAGCGCGGGCTTCGGCCGCCAGTTCCTCACCCCGGATGCGCTCACGATCAGCGGCACGCCCCTGCGCCCACTCGTTTGCCTCTGACGCGTACTCGGGCGGGTAGACCGGGCGGCCAGCATGTTCCTCGGCCAGGGCGTCGTAGAAGTCGGTGAGCGTGGCGTCGGGTGGCAGGTAGCCAGCCTCGACGGCAGCCTCGCGGGCCATGTCCGCCTTGGCGCCCTTCTTGTTCAGCAGCCGGCCAGCGCGCTGGTGATGCACCGTCTCCAGGCCGAGGGCCATCAGGTCCCCGTCCGGTCGCACACCGCCCTTGCTGATGAGGAAGTCGAACAGGCTCGGCGGTTTGGCCGGACGCGGCAGGTCGGCCATCGGCGGAGGCATGTCGCCAGGTTCGATCGGCTCCGGGAACACGGCATCCGGCGCAGGCGCCACGTCCTCGGCCGGTCGCCCCATCTCGGGAGGCAGCGCCTCCTGCATCGGGCCATCGGGCACGCCTTCGGGCAGCGCCTCGGGAGAAGGTAGTTGGCGCATTTGAGCCGCCATTTCGGGCGTGGCTTCAAAATGCACGGGAGGGGCAACCATGTCGGTCCCGGTGGTATCAAAAGACGGGATCAACAGGGGGCTATCGTTGGGAATGTCGATGTAGTGGACCGCCCCGCCAGGGCTCTGGTCTGCATACCCCTGCGCATATTGTCGGCTCGGAGACAGCCAGCGCCCGCCCTCGCCGTCGTAGGGCAGTCCCCCGTGATACATACGGGTTGTGCCGGGGGGGCGTGGCGGCTCCACCGCCTCGGGTTCCGGCGTGATCCGCATGGTCGGGATGTTGGGATCGAACTGAAGCGGGATCGTGCCCTGCGCTGGCGTTGACGGTTCGCCGCCAGGGACGTCAGGCGGAAGCCCGTCCACCGGCACCGCCTCGGGGGCAATGGTCGGCTGCGCTTCGTCGGCCAGCCGCTCGATCTGATTCAAGCTGCGCCGGACTTCAGGAGACATCGCCTGCCCGAATTGCTCGCGGGCCACGCGGCCGGCTCCACGACCGGCCATGGCAGCGCCAGGAATCAACGCGCCGACTATGCCGCTGGACTTTGTGTTTGCCCACACGCCTTCGGTCAGAGACTGGTTAGGGTCAATTTCCTCGCGGATGATGAAATTCTCAGCAAGGGTGCCGAGGGCGCCGGCGCCGGCAAACTCCAGCCCAGAGCGCCCTATCTCGGCCACGGTCTGCACGAACTTGCCGCGCAGACGCTCCGGCATGTATTTCAGCACCCGCGAGAGCGGGAGCACGTTCAAGGCGACTTGGGCGGCGGCGTTCTTGGTCGCGATTTCCGCCGCCTGATCTTCCGTGGCGCCTTTTTCCAAAGCGCGCTCGCGGGTTGATGAGTAGGCCTGCCCCCACATGACCGCACTCATGCCGGCAATACCGCCGACCGGCCCCGCGGCCACCGCCCCGATGGCAGCGGCGGGCAGCGCCGGGACAAACGCCCCCAACATATTGGCGGCGCCGGTCAGGTCCCCCTCTTGCCGCGGGTCTACATAAACGCCCTTGCCATACTCGGCTATGGCGGCCCCCGTCTCCGTCATCCAGGGTGTGCCTTGCGTCAATGCGCTCTGCCACTCGGCCTGCATCTCGGCCTGCCGTTCAGGCGTGGCGCGACGGTATGCCGTCAGGACGCCGCGCTGCATCGGCGTCAATGCCTGGTATGCTGCGCTCTCGTCAGACGCCAGCGCCTCGACCGCGCGAAGCATCGCGTTCGCATAGCCCTTGTCTGCGGCCAAGTGCGTGCGCGACAAGCCCTCAATGCCCTGCCCCGTGCCGACGATCGCGCCTCGCACCAACGAGTTGCCCACGGCCGCCGGGAGGGACTGCTTGGGCATCAGGTCATCGAAGGACGGCATCTGCCACTCGGTCGCGGCATCAGCGGCATCAGCGGCAACGGGCGCGGCATCGGGCGCCGCACCTGCGTTCGGCAACAAGTCGTCAAACGACGGCATTTGCCAGGAAGTTGCGCCGCTCATCAGAAATCATCCGGCACGGTTACGCCCGAGTCGCGTAGGCGCTTGATCGCTTCTTCTTTAGGGAACCCGCCCGCTACGGCCTTCTTCGCAATGCGGATGGCCTGCGCCGCCTGCTCTGGCGTGGGCTGCGGCTTTGCGACTGCGGCCGGTGCGGGTGCCGGAGCATCGCCCCTTCCTGGCAGGGAGTTGTAGTCCTTTATGGCCTGCTCCATGGCGTTGCCACGGAAGGGAGGCATCTGGCTGTTCAACTGCCCAAGACGCCGAGCGATCCAATCGTCCCGTGCCTTGTCGGTGCTTGCCGTGGCCGCCGTGCCCTTGGCTTCCTGTTCGTTCTCCTTCAGGTCGAGCCCTCGGCCCTTGAAGAATGCGTCCTGGGCCAATGCCTGCGTTTTCAGGTCCACGCCTTGCTGCTGAAGGCCTGCCTGTATAACGCGCCAATCTCGGGTGGCGTCGGCGCGCACCTTGGCACGGTCATTCAGGCCTTGCTGAGTCATCCCTGTCCTACCGAGCGACCCAGCAACGAAGCGGGGGTCGCCGCCATCGGCGGGAAGCCACTCGCGCCCGTAGATGATCTGGCCATCCTCGCCTACCCTCTGGGCCTCTGCCCACGTCCCCTTCGCGCGGCTCCCGCCACTACCGGCCGCCCCGACCGCCGCGATCAGCTTGTTGGTCTGCGCCTCCGTTCGCAGGATATCAGCGTCCGTCTTCCGCTCCTGATTCGCCAGCCGCAGCCTCGCGATGTCCGCCATTTGCGCTCGATACCGTTCCATGGCAGCAGCGTTCGCCCGGCGGGCAGCAATGGCCTCGGCCGACGTGCGCTCTTTCCCGAATTGCTCCAGGCCCACCATGGCCCCGCGCCCGATGTTCGTCAGGGCGTTCGGGGACGTGCCGCCCATGGTGCCGAGGCCGGCATACATCAGGGCGTTCCACGGGTTGCCGGCAGCCATGAAGCCGGGACGCTTCTCCGCAGGGGCACCGTCTTCCGGCGGGATCGGGGGAAGCGGCATGTCTTCTTCGTCTTCTATGAAGCCGCCCTCGGCCCGGCGCACAATGCCGCCAGCACGGTAACCGCCCATATCGGAACCGCCCATGTTGTCGGCCGCGTCCGACCCGCCGCCACCGGCGCCCCCACCGCCGCCGCTTTCTCCCGCGCCGCTCCCGCCACCCTCCGGGTTGTCGTTGAACCGGTCCCAATCCAGGATTGCCTGCCGCGCCGCGCGCATCTCGTCCATGGGATCGACCGGCGATGCCGCAGCCGGGACTGGCGGAGGGGGAGGAACATAGAAGTTCGGCTTGGCAAAAGACGCGCCGCGCATCTGCCCGGCCAGATAGTCGTCGACCCCACCGTTGCCGCCGAGACCCGCCATGGCCTGCTGAAGGATGGGCAGTTCGCCTGATGCCATCTGCGGAACGCCGCTGCCCAAGCCCTGGCCGGGAGGACCAAAGTTCAGATAGGGGATGCGCGAGCCGGGCCGCGTGCCGGCCACCATGTCCACGCTCGGGACGTCACCGCCGTCAGCGAAGGCATTGCCCACCATGCGGCCACCCATTCCGCCAAGCGTCGCGCCTATCGGGCCGCCGAAAATGCCCCCAGCCACCGTACCGGCCAGCCCCAGGATGCTGCCCAACGGCCCAGGACCACCGCTTGTCGTCGACGTGGTGCCGGTCGACTGCAAGATGTTCGGTGTTTTGCCAAGCCCGCTTCGCCGGCCGGCCACTCGCATGCCATCAGCACCAGGGACAATGGAAAGCGTCAGATCCGGCTCGTCCGCATCGGGAAGCCAGTCGTAGTCCGCGTCAATCTCGCCGCCCTTGGCGTAGGGAACGCCGCCGCCGCGCTCGAACAGATTGGTCAACCACCCGTCGGCGCCGAAGCCTCCCGTGCCGCCAATGGCGCCCAACGCAGTCGCACCTAAGCCGGCAACCTGCGACAGGCCGCTCGGGCCCGGTGACGTCGTGGTGTTCGTGCTGCCGGCCGATCCACCCAGGCCGCTGGTGATGTTTGACAGCCAGCCTGTGGTCTGGAACGGATATTGCTGCGCCGCCATAAATTGCTGGTAGGGCACGTTCAACTGCCGCTGCGCCTGTTCCTGCTGGAGGGCGCCCATGCCGGCCATCGCCTGCGCGCCGGTCAACGTGCTGGACTGCGCCTCTCGGCCGAGCCCGGCCATGCCATACCCGGCCTGCTGGGCGAGGTTCGCCTGCGCCTGATTGGCGTTGAAGCCGAGGCCCTGCTGCCCCGTGAACAGGCCGAGCAACTGCGCCGCTGCCTGCTGGCGCTGCTGTGCATCGTTGGTCGCCCCCTGGAAGCCGAGGTTGCCCGCCGCCGTTGCCCCCTGCGTCTGCAACTGCGCTGCGTTCTGCGCCGCCCCCAGGCCGCTCTGGTAGCCGCGGTCCATGAGCCCGGCCAGCACCGGCGCCTGTGCCATCTGCTGTTCGCCCGCCAGGATGGCCTCCGCCACCGCCGACCGGTCGCCGCCCCATGCGCCACGGGAGATGGCGTTTCCAACCACGCCCTGCCGCTGCTGTTCGTTCGAGTTCCCGAACTGCCGGCGCGTCGCATCGACCACGGACTCGGTGTAGGGCGACATCCAGGGAGCGATCGACTGCGGCGTGAAGGACGATGCGGCGTCCATGATCCCGCGCCCGCCCGCGCTGGCGGCGTCCGTGATGCCCGAGCCCGTGGCCTGCTGGAGGTTCTGGAGGCTCGACGCCACCTGCCCCTGGAGCAGGTTCTGGGAAAGCTGGGGCACGCCATTGAGCAGCGGGCCGGTGGACTGGTCGATGTAGTTGGCGGCCTGGTTGATGTAGGGGGCGGAGATTCCCTGCGCTCCTCGCACCGTGTTCATTGCCGCCATCTGATCCGGCGAGAAACCGGCAACGGTCTGGCCTGGATAGGCCTCGTATGGCGTGGCCGCGACCTGCTCGGCCCGGTTCACCACCCTGCCATAGGCGTCGAGGAAGACCTGCGGCGGCCCGTTCTGGGATACAGTCGTCTGCGGGCTGCCGCCGGACATTGCCTACCTGCCTTTCATATCAGGCGGCGGGTAGATGTATGCCGCCCCCGCCATGCGGAACTTCCGCGAGTATAGACGCATTTTGGACACGACGCGCCATGCGCCGAGAACACCGTTCAGGAGGTAGACGCGCGAGCCCTGCACTCGGCTCCACTCGTCGACCACCCACTTCTGGAAGTCCATCAGGTCGTCGATCATGTCGGTCCGGCGATGGTCGGGATGCACGTAGCAAACCAGTTCCTGCATGACCCACTGGTTGCTCCACCACCACTGCGTCGGCACCATGACGCACACCGCCACCGGCTTCTTGTCCGGGCCGTCAATGACGCCCACGATGCCGCCCTGCCGCCGCGTGCCGAGGTGAACATGCTGAAGCATCCGGTCAGGATCCGGGATCGCCACATGCGCGGCGTTGTCCTCCACATCCATCATCAGTAAGTCCATGACCGCAGGTTCATCCGCAATGTTCGCCACCCGCACCGCCTTGGGCTTGGCCGCCGGCAGCACCGGGTTCTCGCGATCGTCCCAGGTCTTCAGCCACGCGAGCAGTTCCTTCTGCCCTTTCCGCGCATCACCACCACCCAGGCGCTCCAGGTGGAGGCGACGCACGACCATGCCGCCGGCGTCCTCGCTTGCGGCATCGGCAGTCACGATTTCACCGGGCCCGGCAGCTTCCGCAACTTGCGGATGTGCTTTCGCCTCTGATCCACCACCCACCGATCGAACCATTGAACCCCCTTCTTGTGGTCGCCTCGGCCGAACCCGCTCACTTCGTCCGGCTTCACGACAAACTCGCCATCGGACAGCAGCACCGGGGACGCACCCTCTGGCACCCCGCCACCCTGCGCCCGCATCATAGACCGCCGGGCGATCATGTCCTGGATTGCGCGCGCACCGGCTGCGCTGTTTCCTTCCCCGAGCGCCGAAACGATATCGGCCGGGATCACATAGGCGCCCGCGGGGGCCACGGTCCGCAGCCGGTCCGCCCGGCCGGCAGTGTCCCCATCCAGGAAGCCTTCCGCAATGCCAGGACGATGCGTGTCCCCCAGGGCACCGCCCCGCGCGCGCCGGTTACGCCGCTGAATGTCCAGGGCAATAGCAACCGCCTGCTTGGGGTCATACTTCTCGGACCGCAACTGACGGATGTTGTCGGACACGGCCTCCTTCGAGGCAGACTTACGCAGGGGCATTTTCCGGTCCTACTGTCGGCTCCATGTCCTTTGCGGAACTATTCATCAGAATGGCGTGTGATGCCGCAGCAAGGCCTCCGACGAGCATCACATCCTGCGATCCCGAATTGGATGCGTACCGGTAGGCGATGTTCGTGTTTGGCCGCACTCCCGTCATCGCCACAGCCATGAACTCGCCGCGCCTCGCACGCGCCAGCCAGTCCTCCAACGCCTCAACCACAGACGGATAGGCTCCGCCTTCCGGAATGTCCTGCCCCCAAAGCGGGACGATCTTTGCAGTTTCCATGGGCACCCTCTCAGTTCACGAAGAACACGGACATGCCGTGCCCGAGCACATCGTTTGCCGCCCCGGTCGTCGGGCTCGCGCCCGTCACCTTCAGCACGATAGCGCCCGTCGTTACCTCGGTCCCGATCAACGGCACCGGCACCGGGAACGGCGTGCTGCCGGCCATGCCGAACCCGCTCCCGATCTGCGCCGACGCGCCGGTCCGGTTGAGCATCAGCCGCGCGTTCCACCCGACGTTGTTGTTCGTCAGCACGCCCGACGAGAACACCAGCGACGTCCCGAACCACAGCTTGACCGTCTTGTCGTTGCCGTTCGCCGCGAAGGACCCGAAGGCCTCGATCACGATGCCCTGGTTGTTCGCATCCAGGCACGACGCCGGCAGCGTGTAGGTGAACAGCGTGTCGTCCGTCAGGTCCGCCAGGTTCCCGATCCCGGCGGCAGAGCTCTGCTTCGACAGCGCGCCCATGGGCAGGAAAGTGGTCGAGGACGTGGCGCCGGCATTGATCAGCGGCGGCGGCTTGAAGGTGTTGGTCCCGGTCCAGACGTTGTTCGAGGACGTCGAGATGTAGGAGGAACCCAGGCGGTCGTAGATGGCCCCAAGCTGGCGCAGGATGTTGGTCAACTGCACGTTGGTCTGATCCAGGCCCTCGACCTTCACGGACGGGAACATCACCGCCGGCCCTCCCTTTGAATCTCAGCCAGCGGTTTGCCATAGCGCCAGAAGGTGTTGAGCGTGGTGCATTGCACCTTGAACTGCATCACCCGGCCACGGGCACGCACGATGAAGTAGGGCGTCTCGGCCGTCACCGTGTAGGGCCCATAGGTGCGGACGGGATACCCCGCGCTCGGCACCAGCATGTCCGACACGTAGACCGTGATCTGCACCACCCCGCCTTCCGACAGCGTGAAGTCCGGCAGGATGCGCTTCAGGGTGACAAATTCCTCCCCCTCGCTCATCTGGAAGAAGCCGGTCAGGAACCAGCTATCCAGCGGGTCGCCGTCGAAGTCATACGACGTCTCAAACTGCTGGATCAGGTTGTTGTAGTCAGCCCCGACCGGCGTGCCGACCACGGACTGGTCCGCCCAGGCCGACAACATCAGGGATCCCGAGCCGACATCCCATAGGTTCTCCAGCGAGTTCCATTTGACATAGGCGTTGCACACGCCCTCGCTGCCCTGCGTCGGATACCACCACGCAAATTCGGACATCGACGAGTTGACCGCACAGAACACGGCGTCCTGGTAGTTCTTGTCGATGTTGTTGAAGATGAAGTCATGCACCTCGCATGGCAGAGTCTGCACGCCGCCACCCCGGTAGACGAAGAACTCGTCCTGCGACATCCAGGCCACCAGGGAACCCAGGACGCCAACCGCTCGCGGGGCAAGCAGTCCGCTGTTCTCCCCGATCCGGTTGAAGCCGTAGATCAGCGGGAAGCCCACATAGGTCATCGACCACAGATCCAGGTCCGTCCAGATCAGCCCGGACAGCCCGTTCCACAGGCCGGACTGGATGCGGGAGCCCGAGGACAGCCGGAACGTGCCCGCCTGGTTGATGCTGGTCGCCGTCCAGTCGTTCAGGTCCGCGACGTCGCACCAGCCAATCAGCAGGTCGTCCTGCTCCAGGAGCGTGGCCGAGTAGATGCCCCACGCCACCGCCTGCTGCTGCGGCGCGGCGACGAACACGCCGTTCATGGCGGAGGGGGCGCCGGCCACCGGCGTGGCCACGTTCCCCAGGGCCACCGGCGGCGTCCATTCGTAGAGCGTGCCCTGCGCATAAGCCGCAATCAGGTTTTCGCCCCACAGGGCCAGCCACCAAGTAACGGGCACAACAGGCGAACCGGGCGTGCCAATCCCATAAGGGCCCGCACTGTAAGATCCCGAACCGTAAGACCCCGTCGTGGCATCCCCGGCCGGCAGCACCAGGAGATATTCGATGCGGACGTCTCCGCCGTTCTCCTGCGCCGTGGCCGTGCTGGATGCCACCTCATCGTCCGCGATCGTATAGAGCGGCCCCACCGCGACCGTGACCGGATAGTAGCCCTCGATGTCGATGCCGCCGACCGTCGTGGTGACGCCCACGATCAGGGCCTGGCCGTCGACGAAGGTGGCCGCACCCAGGGTGATTTCGACGATGTTGGACAGGTTCGTGGTGTCGAACGTCAGGACGTCTCCGCCCCCGACCACGCCCGCTATCGCTGGCGTTCCCACCTCAATGTCGTAGGTGCCAGTCCCCACGCTCACAATCTGGTAGAGACCCTGGAGCGTGATACCGTCCACATAAGCAATGTTCACAATATTGATCCACTGCCCGACCGCCGGCGCGAACAAGCCGTCCGTGATCGTAACCGTGGTCGATGCAGCCACCGTCGTGAACGGCAACGTCAGGTCGCTGGTCGCTTCGAGAGGTTGGATCGGGTAAATCTCCCCGTCCTGGTAGACCTGAAGCAACTCAGTCGTGCCAATCCCGATGTATTGCCGCTGGCTCAGGTCAGCCCACGGTAGCAACGACCGGGCCGTGCCGATGAACTGCGAATTGGACAACCGCACACAGCCGCCGAGCTTCTGAATCTGGCCCATCTTGTGCCGGATCAGGTTCGACATATTCACCCCGGCCCCGGTCTGGAGCGCGGTCGATTGCGTCGAGACGCCGGGCTTCAGCGCCAGGGAGAAGGGGATCAGGCTCATGTGCGCGGCGGCGTGGCAAGCGGGGTCGGGTTGTTCGGCGTCCACCCGGTCCCCTGGCCGCGCATCCTCTGTTCCTGCGCAATCGCGGACGCCAGGAGCGTCTGATACTGATTCTCGTGCGACACCGACTGCTGCGGGTCGGAGGACTGCGGGCCGTAGTTCCGCTCCAACCACCCTGTCAGCCACACCATGATCGCGGTCTCCAGCAATTCCGGGTAGGTCGTAGACAGGTAGGTGGTCTGGTTCGCGTCGCTGATCGGTTCCGGCTGGAACAGGCCCGTGATTTCCGCCCGGTAGGCGGCGTCGGGCGTGGGACAGATGACGATGGTGTGATCGTCCTTCATCGCCCACCAGCGCCCGCGATACTCGGCCGCCACAGGGGAGAGGGTGGTGGCCTCGGTCGGCCATACCGTGTCGATGAAATCCAGCGACGTCAGTTGATACTGGTAGCGCGTGCCGGCCGCGGGCAGCGTCGCCGCCGGCATGATCAGCGCCACACCTTCAGGCACCAGCACCGGCAACGGCGTCATGGCCGACAGGTCGATGGTCCGGGATCCGCTCACCGTCGACAGGCTGCTGTTCTGCGTCCGGGCACACAGCGGCGTCATCTCGCGATAGATGCGGTTCTCCGCGTAACTCGTGCCCTGGGGGAACAGAACCTCGAAATCAGGGGGCACGTCGGTGTAGGGCGACGGCGCCTGCGTCAGGGCGACGATTACCGCCTCGCGGATGCTGTCCCAGGTCTGCGCAGCCACCTCATACCTCCCACGCCCATAGCATCGTGCCGACCGCCAGGCTGACCGCCGAAATCACGCCAGCCCAGGGCGTGCCGTTGCCCTGCGCCGTTGCCCAGAACATAGCCTGTCCCGGACCCAGCATCACGTTCGCATCAGCGCCCCAGACCGCGGTGCCCGTGGCTATCGCGATCGGGGACACGAACGGGTTGTAGAGCGCAACCCAGGAGCGCGCCACATTCGCCGCCATCACCTGCTGCGACACCTGTGCCGTCGCGATCGTGATGGACTGATCCACCTCAGTGCCGGGCGTGGCCACCCCAGACGCAACCGCGATCGCCGCCAGGGCTTCCGACTTCGTGGTGGGAATGCGCCCGATCGCCGGCGCACCCAGGACGTAGACCGAGAACCCCAGGTTGAACGGTGCCGCCGGCACATTGCCGCCCTCCAGCGCCGGGAGGGTTGTATAGACGTCCGGCCGGGGGTTGATGCGCGGGACGGGATCAGGCGGCAGAACGACGGTGCGGAACTGCTCCTGCGGCACGTCATTGCAGCTTGCGCACACCAGTATCCCGAGATCCTGCAAGGCTGGACCGGTCCACTGGAACTGGCGGCTGAGGTCGTTCAAGAGGTAGCGCACGCCACAACGGTCGCAGACTGCCTGAGCAGTGGGACGCTTTGGATCGATCCGCGCGCGTCCCGTGCGGTTCCCGAACCCCACCCTCAGAGCCGCCCGTACATGCCGACGTTCGGCGCCATCAGGGCGCTGCCCACTTCTTGATCATTGGCCGTGAACTCGGACCATGCCTCGGCCGCATCCGCCTTGCGCGCGGCGACGACGCCGGGCTCGGAGAACTTGATGGCCAGCCGGTGCGCCAACGCGGCGCACAGTGCGTCATAAGCCCGGTAGGGAATGTCAGGGGTCTGGCCGCCGGTCGGGCTGGCATCCTCCATCCGCAGCAACCCGTACCACACCAGGATGTAGTCGGGCGCACCAGCGGACGGCACGGGATAGAGTGTGATCTGCGGCACGGGCAGGCGCTGGAACCAGTATTGCGTGGGAACGCCGAGCGTGCCCTTTGCGGGCATCATCGCATACTGCTGGCGCGTGAGCGTCATCATGTAGCGGTCGGTGTCATCCTGCGCCGATGAACCGCCCACCGTCCGGTAGGTCAGGTCCGTCAGCAATTCCATCTGCTGCGGCAGGGGGTAGGTCGCCGTGCCGGTCACCAGATTGATGGTGCCGCTGGTGACCTTCCACAAATTGATCCCGGCGTTTCCCCATCGGGTCAACTCAAGGTTCAGGCTTTGATGGGCGCTGGTCAGGTGGGACCGGGTGAGCGCCGGTCCCCTGATTTGAATGCGGTCGAACGCCTCAGACAGAAGCTGGGCATTCGCCATCTCGAAGGCATAGGTGCCGGAAGTGGTCATTGCTCACGCCCCCATGGCGGGGCCGTTACCGGCTCCGGTAGCTGGTCTTGTCCTTGCCCGCCGCGTGGGTGTCCACCGGCATCGTGCCGCCCTCATAGGGCTTCTTCTTCATGTTGCCCGCACCGGACAGGGGGGCAGAGGGGGTCATCGCTCCACCGCGGGCACGACGCGCCAGGCCGGGCGCTTCCTTCATGGCCATGGGCTGCTTCATCTTCTTCATGGGTCCGCTCCTTACGAGATAATGCCGGCTTGCATCGACTGCATCGTAACCTGTCCCGTGCCAGCCGTCACGGTTACACGATGGGCCATGACGGGCTGATTGGCGAAGTTGCCGTCAGCCGTCGCATTAAGCCCGCGCAGGGTGGGGTGCTTCCAGGCGGTCGGGGGCACGTAGGACGTCGGCAGCAACGAGAACTGCTGCGGTTCGGCCTCCTGCGACGTCCCGGTCTTGTTGGGATCGTCGTAGGTGTACTCGACATCGTAGGTCGCCGTGCCGCTGTCGATTATGACCGCGACGGACAGCGCCCAGAACGCGGCCAGGAAGTTGTCGGAAATCCAGACCGAGGACCCGACGCCGTTGGTCCCTACCGTGATGTTCCCGAGGCACGCGGCAGAGGCGTAGACGACCGACACGTCAGCATAGTCCAGTGCCGTGTAGGCGTCCGTCCCGGCCGTAAGCCCCGTGATGTTCTCCGCCTGGACGATGCCGTCCCGACTGAGCCCGACGATGGTGAACACCACCGCCGCGTTGTTGCCCGACGACGCCACCAAGACGCGCCGAGGCGCATCGAAGATGGCGACACCTGCGACGACCAGGGAACCGTTGAGCGTCAGGTTCCCGGCCGCCCCCACAGCCTGGGCGAGGCAGACGCCATTGGCGACCGCCGCATCCAGTTGGAGGCTGATGGAGGACGGGTTCCCCATCTCACTGCACCCGGTAGAAGACGGTGCCGTTCAGGATCCAGGCCGCCGTCGCGTTTGCCGCCAATGTCGAAGCCGTCGCGCCCGCAATGGTGTAGCCCGAGGGCGCGGCGATTGTCAGAGCCGTGATCGTATTTGTCGACATGATCTGCACCCGCGATCCCTGCGGCACATTCCGAGGCAGCGTCACGGTGCCCGTGGCCAACACGCCGGCCGGGGTGAACGCCGTGAACAACTGCTGATCGGGCACCGAGTAGGAGAACCCGTTGACGGGCGTGTTCACCGCCGAGGACGTCGGAGACGCCGTGGCGTTCAGGTCCAACGCTCCCATGACCGCCGGCATCACCAACTGGTCGCCCAAAGTGCTGGGGTGATTGAAGCCGCCACCGCCCCACGCGCCACTTTCATTATCAAGCCCCCACAAGAGGCGGTCCGAGCCGTAGACCTGATAAAACGTGGGGGACTCTGGAGAGCCGGCTACCGCACGAGCAAGAGCGGTCGAACTGGTCGTCAGGAGGTAGCGGCTGAATGTGCCTCCCACCGTAATGGTCGGACGATGATAGCCGCCGAACTTAACCACACGCCCCGTCCAAACGGGCGAGCAGGAAAAGCAGTCTTCGTTGAAGATCGTGGCTTTCGATCCCTGCAAGTTGAAGCTGAGAGCGCCGTCGCAAATTGTTGAAGCGACAGTGCAGGTCGCCGCCACGCCTGTGTCAGTAGTCGGAACCGGCTCGTGGTAGAACTTCAGCGTGACCGCCTGGCTCACCAGCGCCGTGCTTACCGCCGGCGTGATGGTAATGGAGGTGCCGGCCGAATTGATGGCCGTGACGGTGCCGGTGTAGGTCGCGCCGGCAACGCCCGCGCCAGGAATGTCGATCGCGGCATTCACGAAGCCCATGTTCGTGCAGGCCGCGGCGCAGGTCACCGTCGTCGTGGCGACGGAGACCGTGGCTGCCGTATCAACGTCAAACGTCCGAACCCGCACGGTGTAGTTACCAGTGCCCGAAGCGTAGCCCAGACGAACGTGACCACCGCTGTATGGTGTGGTCGCGCCAGTCTGGGTGCCGCTGGACTCAGGCGTCCCTGACGCGCCGTTACCCAAAGAAAAATCCACCGATACGACCGACGCCCACCATGCCGCGATATTTGCCGCCGTGACCCGAAAACCGCCCATGGTCACCTGATAATCGTACACTGGCACTGGCCATCTGTAGGTGGCATCGCTGACGGAAATGCCGTCGTTCGCGGTAGAGGGCGGCACAACGTAAGTTGCACGCTCGGGCGCCAAGAAGTCCTGCGACCAGCCGAGATTGGCGAACGAGCGCGCGCGGCCAATGTCGACCAGGCCGGGACAACCGCCGTTGGCCAGACGGTATTCACATGCCAACGACCAGGACCGAAGATAGCCCATGGAGTAGTCCTTGTTTGCCGTCGATTGCTGGCTGCTGGCCGTTGCCATGCCGGGCGGCCCCTCGGTCGCGATCAGGATGTCCGGGGTCTTCCCACACGCCGTCCGCCAACCGGTCCCCTGCATCACGTTCATGGAATTGATGAACGAAGACCACAGCAGGCTCAAGCCGTCATTGTAGCCCAACTTGGCCACCACAACGTCGGGGCACGCCGCCTGCACGAACGTGTACCATTGGTTTGATGTGGGAGTGTACCAGCCCGGGAACACCGCAGTGCTGCCCGATGGAATGCCGGCGCCATTGCCGTAGTTCGGACCGGCGGGGTCAAACGTCCCCCAAACCTGGCCGCCGATGGCAAAGTTGTCGCATACGACCGTTTTGCCCGGGTTCTGTTTGCGGAAGCCGTCGCACACATACTGCGGGATCGTCATGCGCCCCATTGCACTGTAGTTCGACGTCATCTGGCTATCGCCAATGAAGGCCACCTTCAAGGTAGAACCGCTGTTGCTGGCTGTCCGCAAGTGCAGGCTTGGCACGATGGTGGAGTCAGCCAGGGGGGGCGCAACGCCAGCATTGCATCCACGCGATACCGGGCGCGCAAGAGACAGCGATGTGGGCAGATATACGTCACCTTCGCCGCACCAGATCAGAGACGCGCCGTTAGATGTGATCTGGGCCAACGTGCCTGTGGCCAAAAAATAGGCCTTCTCGACGGGAACGTAGAGATACTGATAGCCGGCCGCCGCGGCGGCGTTCGTCATTGCGACCCAGGGTGCCGTGGAATCCGATCCCCAGGTCAGCCGCGTGTTGTTGTTCGTCTTCGCCCCGGCGTTGACCGCCCCCATCACGATATGGCTGGGATCCGTCACAGACGAAATCGTTGTCACCAAGGGAGCCGTCCCAGCGGAACCGCCGTCGATCAGTTCGATCGCCGCGCCAACGTCATTCGGTCCGAAAACCGCCTGCCCCCAATACGTCCAGCGCGAAGCCCCTGTCAGGGCGCATGTCGGCGCGTCTGACACCGTGGCAATGGCGCCCGTGCCGTTCACCGCCGTCACCTTGGTAACCAGGGTGTTCGCGCAGTTCGCCCCGGTGGCGTTCGGGATGGCGATGTCGGACAGGTAGCCGCCCGCATACCCCGGCTGCGTGTAGTCGTAGGACGCGAAGGTGTTGGCCGGCAGCGTCACCGTGGTCGCGCCCGCGGCAAAGGTCACCGGCGCGTAGATGGCGACGTTATAGGTCAGGCGCCGCTGGCTGGAGGGAGCCGACGCCGTGGCTGGGAACAGGCCCTGCGGCCCGATCACGACCTGCGCGCCCGCATCCACATTCGTCGACGCCGCGGTGCCAATCACGATGGTCTGGGTGGCGCCCTCGGACGTGATGGACGTCACATCCGCCTGAAGGTCCGCACCGGCCGCGCCGCAGCCCGGCAGCTTGATGCGCTTGGTATTCGCCTGGTTCGCGCTGTTCGGGAACACGCCCGGCGTCATCGTCACCGTGGTCGAGCCGCTGGCGCAGACCAGCCTGGACGCAGTGATCGAGTAGGTGGTTTCGATTTGCACGTTCGGGGATGCGTTGCTGACTGTCACCTGCGCCGGCCGCCGCTTTGCGGGGCGCGCGTTGGCCGAGAAATCACCCAGGGTAAAATAGGCCGGCATCGTAGACAGCGCGATCCGACCATCAGCGCCGGGGGGGACACCGCCCGTGGCCGCCCAATAGTTGCCCGTGGTCGTGGGGCCGGCATCGGCCACGATGAAGCTCGATGCGCCCGGCGTCAGCGTGAAACTGCTCGCTTCATTGATCGCGCTGGCGGCCGGCGTGATGACGACGTTGGCTGCCCCGATGTTCTGCACCTTGATGATGCAGCCTGAGATGAACTGGCCGTTTGCGCCGGCTTGCGGCAGAGCGGCCGCTACACCAGTGGCGTTGTCGAACAGGATGAGGCGCCGACCGTTCGGGTCACAGTCCTGATTGGTGAACGTGTAGGTCTGCCCGGTCTTCGTGCTGACCACCTGCGCCGACGCCGGGGCACACATTGCCGCCAGCGCCGTCACCGCATAGAGCCACTTCTTCATGATGGTCGCCTCCAATTAGCCCTGAACAGTACCGAACAGCGACACCGCATCAGTCGGCATCCCCTGCAACACGTCGATGGGTCGCAGCGTCAGGCCCACCTCCAAGCGCCGGCCGCTCATGGCCAGGCTCGAAATGGTGCCGTTCGAGGCGTTCGCGCCGATCCCCGATCCCGGGCCGGAAGCGCCGGTCTGGATGGCCCCGCGCACGTCGTTCGTGGTCGTGGTCGCCGGCGATGTCGTATCGGCCGCTACCCACCCCGTCGCACTCGTCTGGCGCGCGCCGTTCCAGTAGACGTCGGTGTATTCCCAGATCGTCGACCGGTAGCCGAACCCGAAGTAGTCCGTGGTCCCCGCATTGTAGTTCGCGGCGTCCGTGAACTGCGGCACCACCGAGGTGATGTACTTGAAGGTCTTGAAGGTATAGCCCGTCGCCGCAGCACCCACCGTCACCAGTTCGGACATGGGCTGCCCGTAGATGTCGTAGCCCGACACCAGGAAGTTGCCCCCCGTCGAGCCGCCCGCACCCGTGATGCTCAGCCCACGGCTGATGGCCTGCCGGGGATCCAGGATCATGGCCGGGCCTTGTGCCAGGAACGGGAAGGCCGCGGTCGGGGTGGGATACCCGATGGTGCTCGGCCCCCACAGGTTGCCGGTGCCGATCGCCGCCGTCGCGCTGGATGCCAGGGGGGCGTTCATGATCGTGATGGTGGTCGCGTCTTCGATCGCCGTGACCATCGTGAGCAGGGGAATGGTGCCACCCGAGTTTCCCACGCGGGCAATCACGATCGGCATGCCCACCCAGAACAGCGCCGAGGACGAGACGGTGACCGAGGTGTCGCCGGACGTCACGTTGCCGAAGCCAAAGCCGAAATCGAGGGCAATCGCCGCCGTCACGGGCGCGGAGCCGTTCAACTGCGCCGAGAAGGGCACGACCGGGATGTTGCGCTCGATGCCCACCGACGCCGCCGCCAGGGTCATGGCCGTGCCGCTGACCACCGCCTGCGCTGCCGCGATCTTGCTGGTTCCGAGCGCCGCCGGGATCTGGCTGATCGACTTCATGTAGGGCGCCGGCAGGTGCGCCTGCACCACGCCCGTTGCGCCGGTGGTTCCGTCCTTGTTGAAAAAGATGCGGGGATCAAGCCATGCCGTCCCCTGGAAGACGCCGCTCGGCCCCGCGTCAGGGTTGGGATCAGGAGAGCCGCCGCCGCCATACGTCGAGTTCGGCAGGGAGCCGGTCGCGCCGTAGACCATCTGCGGGCCGGAAAGGTTTGTGGTGCTCATCTACGCAACTCCTTTGTGAGCGTACTCACCGAAATGTTCTGCCTCGGCCGCCTCGCGGAGACGTTTGGCACCCTCGATCGTCGTGGAAGAGCCCAGGTATCGAGTCTTCCTCTGCACCGTGATGGTGGCAATCCACCGCTGTTTCCTTGTGCTCCAGGAGACCCCGGTGACGCCGGACCGGCTAGCGTCGAGAAGCCTCTTGTTCATGGCATTCTGGGAGGCCGTCGCCAGTCGAAGATTGCACCAGCGGTTGTCCACGCGGTCCCCGTTGATGTGGTCGATGTGCCCGTCAGGCATCTGTCCCGTCATCCAGAGCCACGCAAGCCGGTGCGCCAGATGAAGCTTCCCCATGATGTTCATACGCCTGTAGCCATGCGTCATCGTGTTCCCTGCGACCTCGCCCACGAAACGAAGGTTCCAGGAGCGGTCCCTGTCAGCCCGCACACGCCAACGGAACACGCCGGTATCCGGGTCATAGTCCAACGCAGCGCGAACCTCATCGTAAGTCATCGGGACCCGCTTCTGTCGTCCCGATCTGAGCGTGGGGGCCGAGACAATCCGTGGGGTCCCCAGAACACCCCCGCCAGGACGCCCCTGATATCCACCGTGCAAGTGACGGTCGCGGGCATTCTCGCGACGATGACCCAGCCGGAGATGCTGCACGTTGATGCAGCACGAAACCCCGCATGAGTGCAGAACCCACAACCCCTTGGGGATGCGACCGCGCTCCACCTCCCATGCCACCCGATGCGCCTGCTCCATCTTGCCGTGAACTTTCATCACGCCGTGCTCGCGAACGAGCGTGCTTTGCCAAAGCAAGCACCCCGTATTCGGCTCCCAGATCGAATTGGCCTCAAGCCGTTCCACTATGTTCATCCTTACCTCCTGGCGCATGCCCTGATATACCAGAACATACGCCAGGAAGAAAACCCGAGACCGGCTCAGTTGGTGGGGTATACGCCAATTCCGAGGCGAAAATCGTCGAAGCCCATGTAAAACCTGGAATAGGCTTTCACCATCAGGTTGTCGGTGGTGAAGTCCGTCTGCATGGACGTCTCGAACGGCGTGCGGGACAGGTAGATCAGGCCCCCGACGTCGGTGAGGACGAACCACGCGTAGGGCGACGTGAGGAAGTCCAGGACCACGTAGCCGTTGGACAGGTCGTTGTTCTCCTTCACGGACCACGTATCGTTGTTGGTCGTGCCGGGGCGGAGTTCGGTTTCCATGAGGCGCTTGGCCACATGGCGCAGTTCGACCGGGACCACCAGCTTGCGGGCCTGGGCGGGCTTGAGCAGGCCAGCGTTATCGCGGAACCGGCGGGCCATGTTGTTGGCCATGGTCAGCGAGGCTTCGTTCAGGCCGACCTGCACCTGCGGGGTGTTCGCGACCACGCCGCCGTCGATGGGATGACTGGTGGAGAACAGTGGCTGGTTGTCGCCGCCGATCTGCGGGTTCAGCACGTTGCCGGTGTTCAGCGTCGCGGCGCCCTGGATTTCCTCCATCTGCTTGAAGGAGGACACGAGCCCCAGGTTCGCGGGGTTGAAGGCCGACTTGTAGAGGTTGTCGTCCATGGCCTCGCGGGTGAACGAGTAGCCCAGGCCGAACGCGACGTGGATGTGGTTGTAGGTGAACCGCTGTCCGGCGCCGTTGTCGAAGGTGGTCGGCGTGCCCTGCTGCTTGAGTTCGGGCAGGGGCAGGTAGCGCATGTGGATGGTGCGTTCCGCCTCCATGTGCGACGTGCCGGTGGCGTAGACCAGCGACCACTGCGTTGGGATGTCGTTGTACATGCCAGCGATCTTGCGGGCACCCGGCAGCAACGCGCCGGGGATCTGAGAGGATGTAATGGCCATCTCTATGGTCTCCGATCAGATGCCGGTGGGGTTCAGGACTTCCGCGGTGTTCATCTTCACGATGATCCACGGATAGGTGTTCGCCGGGTCTTGCGAACTGCCCGGCAAGCCGGCGACGCCGAGGATGCGGAAGGGCAGCGTGTTGGTCGTGTCCAGCGAGGCATAGTCGAGAACCAAGGTGGACTGGCCGGCGAAGTTCGGAGCGCCGTTGGAGGCATTCACGAAGCCGATGTTCTTGCCGCGCCAGGAGGGATCGTAGACCCCGCCGTTCACCTGCGCGATGAACTCGGCGCCGGGGTCGGAAACCACAAGGCAGGGAACGGGGGCGTTGGCGGCGGTGCTCGCCACCCAGCTGCCGTTGAGGCCGTGGTAGGTCTGCTGCACGGTGGGGCTGTAGAACGGCAGGACGCCGCCGAACACGCCGAGAATGCTGGTGTCGGACGCCGCGGCAATGGCCACGTAGCCAAGTTCCCCGCCTGTGCCGGTCTTCACCACGTCGCCAATGGCGATCGAGGAACCGTAGGCGGCCTTGATGTTGTAGAAGTTGCCCTGGTAGTTCGGCGCTGCCGCGAAGTTGTTGCGGGAGTACTGAAGACCACGGGGCGCCAAGACGTTTGCTGGCATTGTCTGGTGGCTTTCACGAGAAGCCGCCAGCCCGAGCGAATCTCCGGGGCGCGCGCTTGATTGAGAAAGCTCACGCCAGAATGGCCGCGGGCAACGGGACCTTACGCACTTTTTTTGTGCGGTTCAATCCCGTTGCGGGAGAGGGTCAGCCGGCCCGGCCGACTTCCTCCTGGATGTCGAGGCCGAGGTTGATGACTTCGATGCCCTTCTGCTGCGGAATGCCGGCCCCGCTGCGGAGGTTGCGCCCGCTGGCCGCGCCCTGGGTGTAGGCCGAACGCTGCTGGATGGCTTCGTCGTAGTCTTCCTGCGCCGCCGCTTGCGTCAGGTGCATGGGGCGGCTGTAGAGGCGCTGGCCATCCATCTCCACGTAGTCGTGATCCCAATCGGGCGGCACCAGTTCGGGCCAGTCGCGGGCCTTCTCAAGCTGCCAGCCCTGGCCGTGGACTCGCGCCATGACGGACGGATCGACGGGCTCACCGAGCACGCGGACCGCCTTAAACTCGTAGGACCAACCACGCTTCATGCGGTGGGGCGGCAGGTATCCCAGCCCCATCTGGTCGTTGCGCCGGAAGCGGCGGACCGCAGGCTGTTCACGGGTGGCGCCCCGGTTGTCCTCGGCCCCATAGGCGAACTGCTCGCGCACCGGTTCGGCCCGGCCGTTGGGGTCACTGGCGTTGGAGCGGGCGGGCGCTTTTCGCACGTCAGCGGCGGTGCGCTCCGTCGCCTCGCGCTCCTGCTGCTCGCGCAAAGCCCTCTGCTGCGCATGGTAGGCGAGCAGCCCGGCGCCGACAGGCCGGGGAGCACGACGAGTCACGGCTGGCGCATCGGGCTTGTCGTCGTCATCAGGCGCGGCCTGAGCCGCCGGCGCGTCATCCTCGCGCTGCAATTCCTCGAAAGTGATGTCGTCCGTGACGTCGTTGTCGTCTTCTTTGGTACCAGACATGATCTTGCCTTCCTGTTATCGCCGGCCGTCGCCGCTGATCAGACCGGTCGGGCGCCCGCGCCGGCGATCCTCGTCGATCTTGACGTGCTCCAAGCAGTAGTCCGCCAACTTCATGCCGCAGATGCGGGCCGCTTCCTCGAAATCCGCCCGGTCACGCGCGTCAGGGAAGGCGATGGACAGCTTGCCGTTGGCCCCGGACGTGACGCGCATTTGGCCAATGTCGGTCTGCACAATGCGGGAGCCGGGGCCGTTGCCGCTTCCGCGCGACGGGGGGGCGCCCGAGTTGCCGCGGTCCATGCGATTCTCCTGTTGTGTGTCCCGCTCGCCGTTCAGTTCCCGGGCGATGGTGCGCTCCACGTAGCGGAAATACTCCGGGGTATCGACGTCCAGGCCCCGTGCTCGCGCGAGTTGATCGGCACCGGCGCAGGCCGCCCGATAGGCCGGGTCCGTCAGGAACTGCGGATGCGCGTCGATCCAGGCCTGGGTTGCCGGGGTGAACTTCTGGCCGGAAGGCTGTGCCGGCGGCTGTGGGGCTGCCCCACCATCGGCCCGAGGCGCGGCGCCATGACGGGCCAGATCGGCTTCGCCCTGCCGGATGTTGACGTTGGCGGCGGTCAGAAGCTCGATCGCCGCCTGCTCGCTATCCAGGTCACCCGACTCGCGAGCGGCACGGTAGGCGGCAGAGGCCGCATCGCGCGCCGTCTTGGCTGATTCCAGTTCCGCCTTGAGTGCGGCGGCCCGGTCCTCGACGCGGCTGGCCTGTGTCTCCTGAAGCTGGCGCCGCAGGTCATCGGCTTGGCGCTGCGCTGCGACGCGCTCGGCCCGCTCCCGCCTGGCCGTGGCCTCGTGATCCTTGAGCGCCTTCTGGCTTTGGGCCAGTGCGCCGGCGGCATCGTCATCGCCGCTCAGGTCGTTGTCGTCGTTCACAACGGCGGCGGCTTCCTGGCGCTGCGTGCGTCGTGCGCCCGTATTCTCCCCGCCACCCGTCAGGATTTCTCCCGGCGTGCCGACGTCATCGACGATTTCAATGGTGTCGCTGGGCATCATGCCTGTCCTTCATAGGTCTCGATCATCCCCTTCAGGGTCTCGTATCGGGCGCGGCGTTCGGCATCGCGCTGGCTTGGGTCACGTGGGTCGTTGGTTGGGGCCAGCACGGCCATCTCGGCCCGTGCCTCGGCCAACAGTTCGGGGCGTGCCGCGAAGGCCGCCAGATACCCGAGGTGGGCTGGATTGGGCTTGCGCCCGACACGCGCCCGGTAATGGGCCGCGATGTAGTCGGCCAGGACCGGGGGCGCTTCGTCGGTCATCAGACGACCATGTGCGGGTTCTTCACCCGGCCGATGAACAGGTCATCCCGGATGATGCGGCAGCACCAGCCGTCGAAGAAGTAGAGGGGTTCTTCCGCGCGCCGGTGGGGCAACACGCCCATGACCCGCTTGCCGCCAGAGCCGGCGATTTGCAGGGTGATTCCGTCATTGGCGGACGAGAACAGCCAGTCGTACACCTTGGGGATACCATCCGCGCCCCCGAACTGCGCCTTGATCCAGGACGCATCACCGTTGAACGCGTCCGGCCCCATGGCCAGGATCATGCCGACCTTGCCCTGGAACTGGTCTTCCTTCTGCTGCGTGTCGGTGAACTGGATCGTGGTGCCCGGCTTTACCAGCGGGCGGATGTAAACCGCGATCAGGACCGATCGGCCCCACAGTTCCAGTTCTTCGTGGTAGTTCCCAAGCTGCTCCAGGATGTGCTGCTTGGCGGTTTCGTAGTCGTCATGATGCCAGTTCAGGAGGAAACTTTGGTCTCCCATCAATCACCTTTTCAGTTGAGTTCTCGGTAGGTCTCGTCGAGCACTTTGATCGCCCAACGGATCCCGGCAATTTCCCCAACGACCGTGTGCATCACGGATGCCGATTCGTTCTGCCGGGTCGTCAGGTTCTCGACCAAGCCGTCCTCACGCTCCTTGAGCGCAAGCCGAACCTGGTTCCGCAGGCTGTCCATCGACATCAGCGGGGTTGCCGAACCAAAATGCCGTGCAGTTGCGGCTCATCGGGCATCACCAGACGCTCGCTGGAGGACACTACGGTCTCCCCGTATGCGATGGACAGGCCCATCATGGCGGCCGACCGCAGCGCCGTATCACCGATTGTCTTGGGCGCCTGCTTGCGCCCGTCCACGCTCGATACCGTGTGCAGGCTGGAAGCAATGGCCACCATCAGATCGCGGATGACGGGCTCGGACACGACGACGATCATTTCGCGCCCTTTTTCACACGTCCGCCGCGCCTCAATACGTCGTCCTTGGGAACGATGCCGCCGGGAAGAACGCCGTCTTTGGTGTTCCATTTGTCCATCAGGCGATCGGCTTCCATCTCTCCTGCGGTCGGACGGGAGACGCGGGGCGCCGGGCGCGGAGCAGAACGAACCGCGGGGGCGGCACGACCGCTACCCGTCAACGCACCTTCGCCAAACTCGATGCCGGGGGAACGAGACGCTGCCGTACGACCACTGCCCGTCAACGCGCCCTCGCCGGGGGAGGCACGACGCGCTCCTGTGACTGGCGCCGCACCTTCTTCCATCGCATCATACTTCGCGCCGCGATAGCCGCCCACCGGGCTGCGAGTCTTGCTGATCCCGCCCTCATCGGCAACCGTATATCTGTCCGATGCCGACGCATTCTTCCGCGCCTTGGGCGCCGTCGCGCTCGGCGCCGGACCTTCGCCGCGAAGCCACCGCTTCAGGTTCCCGCCAACGGGCTCGTTCGTCACTTTGGAAAGATCGGGACCGACCCCGCCCCCACCAGCACGGCGTCCGCCGCCCTTGGCCATGGGCTTCATCGGAATCTTGCCGCCGCGCTTGAACTGCGGGCCGCCGGGAGCGCCCATGCCAAGCGGCTTGGGCTGCATGCCGAGCGGCGGTCCACCCAGGTTCATCGGGGGCGGCGCGGGCGGGGGCGGCGCCATGGGCGGCATCATCGGGGCCGCACCGGCACCCATCGGGGCCGCGTGCATGCCGCGCTGCATGGAGCCGCGCAGGGACTGCGCATCGTTCGACGCGCCGCCGGATGCCACGATCACGTTCACGGTGGTGGCCGGCTTCTTCACCGAGCCGCCGCGGGCCAGCTTCAGGGGCGCGTTCTTGCCGCCGTGCAGCGCCGCCTCATGCTGGCGGACGGCTGACCTGACCATGGCCTTGTCCTGCTTGACGTCGCCACCGGTCGCATAGCCGCTCGCCCTCAGCATGGAGTGCGCGCGTTGGGCCGGCGTTGGGCATTTCGACATGATCCGTTCCTTTCATGAGAACGAGCTTGAAGCCGGCGCCGCCGGTCTCCGCTGGCGTGAGGATACGCAAATACGGCTTGCTTGCAACAAAGTCGCGATCGGGCCACCGGGGCAGCCTGGATTGGATCATCACGCGGCCCCCTCGGCCGTCCAGTTCACGCGATAGGTCGAACTGATGCGCCCAGGACACACGACCTGAAACAGCGATGCGTTCTGGCCAATGAGGTAGACCGGCGTTTGCGTCAGGGTCGCGTCCCCGTTCTGCACGACAATCGTTGGGTCAACGGCGCCGAACACGGTGGGGAAGTTGATGGTCGCATTCCCGGAACCATCCGTGTTCACCAACGTCGATCCGCTTTGCCGACGCACGCTGCCCGGTAGCAACATCGTGAGAGTGCGGGAGCCGAAGGTTGGAGCGAACTGCGAATAGTTGACCACCTGATTGCCGGACGCGCCGGCCGTCGAAACCGTCAGGGCGCCCGTGATGGCGCTGTTGCCGACAATGGCGGCACCACCCGCGCTGATCGTAAGACCGCCAGACTCGATGGTGACCGCGCCCCGGAAAGTCCGGTTATTGATCGTGCCGCCGGTGCTTCCTCCATCCATGATCCACACGTTGCCGCCGCGGGAATAAACGGCAAGCTGTGTGTTCTGCGGGACAACCGGCCCGACCGAGCCACCTCCCGTCGTCTTGACGGTCACCGTGAAGGCGCCCGTCGTGGCGTTGTTGATGATGTAGAAGGACCCGACGTTGGGCAGCAGGTAGGAGATGTTGCCCGTCAGAACGCCGGTTAGGGACTGCACGAGGTTCTGCGCTTGCGCGGTCGTAGCGGTCACGTCCGAGGACCCCGCGACGTTGACCACCGCTTGGCCGCCCATGTTGTTGTCCAGGATGGACGTCCCCTGGTTCAGGAAGACGCCCCACTGGTTCAAATCACCAGCCACGGTCGGGAGGGAGTAGCCCTTGTTTGGCGTGTAGGCGACCATCACCCGTTATCCTTGCTGGTGTCCGCAAAACTCTGCGTGAATCGCGCGGCCCGCGCTTCCGCCATCTGATCCTGGTGCTGCGCTTGGTCCACCGAGCGATCTGCCGTGGCGTTCACCGTCTCGTGCATGCGCTTCGCCGCGTCGCGCGCGGCCTCGGCGTTCACCCGCATTTCCTCGACGCCGGCCTGTGCCGTGACCTTGGCCAATTCCGCCTGCCGGTTGGCCGCGTTGTCTTGGGCCTTGAGTTCCAGTTCCTTCATGTCGCCTTGGTGCTTCAATTCCTCGGCCTGCATGCGTTGCGCGCCCTTGTCCTTCTCGGTCTGGGCCTTGATCTGCGCTGCCGCCAGCTTGGGATCGGGCGCGGCCGGGCCGGGCGGCGTCGGCGGGACCGTCAGTTCTTCCGGGTTCTCCATCCCCAGCACCTTCAGCACGTTCGCCCAGATGCCCCGCTGGTTGGCGATGCCCTGGAACTGCGGCGAACCGGACGCGGCGACCAGCGCCTGAGTCCGCATGATGCGATGCTGCTGCGACGGGACGTTGGGATCGGCCGCCGGGATCAGGTCCCGGTCCTCGATTTCCTGCCGCACCGCCCAACGCCGAGCCGGCGACTTGCGCCCGCGCCACAGTGCCTCGGGATCGTCCGCGAACAGTTCCCGCAGCAACTCGAACTCGTCCGCCTGCGAGATATGGTCGTCCTTGTGGATGGCGCCCGGGACCTGGGTGACCTGCTCCATGTAGGACATGATGGTGCCGACCGGGACGTTGGACAGGCCCGCCTCCCCGAGCGGCAGGGACACGATGCCGGCGATGCGGCTGACGTCCCCCTCCATTTTCGTCAGAAGGGCCATTTCCTCCGCACCCGGCGCGCGGTACGGCAGCGGCATGAAGATGTCCTGCGCCCTGGTCGCGCCCCCGCCGTTCACCCCGATCCACTGGCCAGGGTTCGGCCGGATCACGGTCTGCGGGTTACGGTTGCCGTTCTGCAGCCAGATGCCGCCCGGGAAGTTGGCGTAGAGCGTCGCATCCGTCATCGCGCGCTGGAGCATTGAGGCATAGAGGGTCGGGTTGCCGACAAGGTGGATCAGGCCGTAGTCGTAGAAGCCAAGGCCCGGGATTGATCCGTATTTCACATAGCGCCGGCGCGGGCGGTAATCGCGGTCGCCGCGGCGCCAGTTTCTGCGCACCTCCAGAACCTGCCGGCTGTCCTTGTCGATCGAGACCCGATAGGGCAGCGGGTAGCCGGGAACGTGCCCTTCTTCGTCCTCATCCAGCACGTCCATGTCCCCCATGCTGCCGGGGAAGCTGCGGCTGTCGATCTCGACGTAGCACTCGTAGACCTGATGGTCCGCGTCCCACGGCTGCTTGGGGGTGGGGTCGATGCCCTCGCTGTCCGCAATCGCGCGCTCGGTGTTGGTCGGATCGCCCAGGGGCTGGATCAGGTCGATGTCCCGATAGTGCCCCGTCTTCTGGAGCCGCCGCATCGTGCCCTGCGACATGCGGATTCGCTCGGTGATGCGACTGGCCCCGCTCAGGTGGGTGCAGTCGGGAGAGACGATCAGATCCTGGGCACGGACCCACACGGACGCCGGACGCCGGCGAATGGGGCAGCGGTAGACCTTGCGGAACGCATTGCCGATCAGGATGCGCGAGAACAGCATGCGGCTGAAATCGGGGTAGTACTCCCGGTCGGTCATCGTCAGGTAGTGATTCAGGTCCTGTTGCAGCGCGTCCGCAAGCGCGTCGTCACCCGCATCCAGGTCTTCCTCCGCCTCGGGGAGCAAGGTGGCCAAACCGTCCTGCGTCGCAGGCTCCCCCGTGAGCCCCGGCGCGGCCATGTCACGCGCGGCCCTGCGGCCAGCAACGGCGGCGGTGTTGCGTTTTACCCGGACCGGCCCGTTAGCGGGCAGCAATTCCGCCCGGGCGACGCCCCACAGTTTGACCGCGGCCTCCAGCATGCAGGTGGCCACCATCTTGCAGACCGTGCCGTCGACGGTGACGGTGGTGGTGGGCTCCTCGATCTTCACGCCCAGGTAGTCGGCCACCTTGTTGGCCGTGTCCTCCCAATCGACCCGGGAGCGCAGGTCATCCTCGACGCCCTGGATCAGGAACTCGGAGAGGATGGACAGCGCGCCGTCGTCCATCTTGTCGGCAAGGTTCTCGTCAAACTTCTCGCGCTCGATTTCCTCCGCGCCGGCTCCGAGCCCCCCGATCATGTCGTCCTGGGTGACCGTGATGGCGACGTCACCCGTCTCGATGACCACGGAAGGGGGCGGGTCGTCTTCGTCGACGATCTCCACCTCGCCCGCGCCGAGGGCAGGCCTTCCCGGAATGTTGAGGATTTCCGCGAAGGGCCGGGGACGCTCGCGAGGGGCAACGATGACGTCGCTCATGGTGTTCTCCGCTTCGCCCTGCGTTGTAGCCAAAAATTAGGCAGGCATCAAACCATCACGCGTTTGCCGGCCCGTGGATTGCATAGGGCACTCCGACAGGGCGCTGGTATTGCATCGCCTCATCCTCGGTTTCGCGGAACTCGGCTTTCGTGATGGCCAGGCCTGTCTTGCGCGCCCACAGCAGCATCTGGCCGAGACAGTCGACGTAATCGTCATGCGCGCCGCGGGGGAAGGATGTCGTCTCCGCGATCACTTCCTCGGCCCACTCCGCCTCGGGCGCCCACACCATGCCCCCTTCCCAGATGTCCATGCCGGTCGCCGGATCCTTGCGGACGGGCCCGGAGAACATGGGCGTGATGGCCATGACGCGCGTTACCTTGTCCTGCGCGTACCGGCCGCCGCCGATCTTGAGCAGGCAGGTGTCCCACGGCGCGCTGGCGTAGAGCCGACGAATTTCGGCCGCGACGTCGTGCCCGCGGGCCTTGTCCTCGATCAGGAGATAGTCGACGTTGTGCTTCCGGCAGGCATCCCCGACCATGCGCACAAGGTCCGCAAGGTTCGTCCGCACCCGCCACGCATCGGCCAGCATGAACTGCGGCGCGCCATCATCGTCCGCAAAGGCCCCGACGATCGTGAGGGCGTTGTAGTCGTTCTCCGTGCCTTCCTTGATGGCCGTGTCCAGGCTGGCGATGACGGTGCCGAACTCGGGAAGCACCATCCCGCGCCACCGGCGCCACCACTCCCGCCGGATGATGGCGCCGCCGCGCACGGTGGGAAGTTGTTGGTACTGACTGGCAAAGGCATACGGGCCTTTGATTGTCTTCATTTTTTCCATTTCTTCGGGGGGGTAACGCTCGGGCCAGCATAGCGTCCCCTCCGCCTGAGCCATGGGGCTTCCAGGCTTTGCCTCCAGCCCCCCGTGCGCCCGCATGACAAGCCCGGCCAGTTCTTTCCCGCTGCTGTCCAGGCCACGGGGATCGGCCCATACCTGCGTCGCCTCCCCGCTCTTGTTCCGCCGCAGGACCACATGCTGAAAACGGCTGGGGTCAAATTCCATTGGCACTACGATGTGGGTGTAGCCGAACTGGAGCAAAACGCCCGTGGCATCCTGTTCGTGCGTCCTCTGTTGGATGTTGATGATCACAGAGGTTTTGAGGTTGTTGACGCGATCGGGCATGACCTCCCGAAGCCAATGGCTTGTTCCGGCCCGGATCGTTTCGCTCTCCACGTTGTTAGGGTCGTTCAGGTCGTCGCAGTTATGCGCAAGGATGCCCTCGACGAAATAGTTGTGATCTGGCCCTACGCGCAGGTTGTAGGTGGGCTCTCCGGTTTCTCCGATAACATCAACGGAGATGACGGATATCGCATCGCTTATTTCCGGGCGATCAAGACGCACACCCTTGAGCAGGTCACCCGGACACACATCATCTGCCGGGACGAACCCCCGTCCCTCAACCCAAATCGGATGGTCGCTTGTACATGTGAGGGACCGATTTTCATAGTTGAGCCTTACCATTCTCCCGGCTGGATTGACCTCGTAACACTCGATTTTCTGCCACCTGACACCGTTCCCGGACCATCCGGCGACAAGAACGTCCCTGCGCTCATCGACGATATCTCCGACCGCCATTTCTCCTTGGCTGGTCAGAATGCGGGCCGACCTTTCGAGGCACAACACATAGTCACCGCGATGGCCCGTTGTGCCACCCCCCGTGCTTACCACCCGCTTCCATCCGGTTGCGGATGTCTCGACCAATCCAACCCCCTCGCGAACAACCTGCACGCGGTCACCCCAAAACTGGCGGAACAAATCGGACTGGATTACTCTCAATAGTCTCCCGTTATCACGCTCAGGGATCATGGTTGAATATGACGCGCTGATAAACCGCAGGTGCGGCTTGTTTTGAGCTCCCCACAACCATGCCGGGTAGAACACGTTAAGCATCGTGCTTTTCATTGATCCGGGTGGAACGTTGATGCAGATGCGATGAAGGTGCCCATCAGCGGCAGCCATCAGCACATCGCACATGGCTTCCAGAACCCAGCCCTTGATGAGCGGGGTGGCGGGCTCGACGACGGGCCAGAACGCCTGCACGAAGGCCATCAGGTCCTTTTCGCAATCGGCCTTCAGCGCGGCCCGTTCCTCCCGCCGCCGCAGTTCCGCCCGTGCAGCCTTAAGCAACTCCGCCGTGATCTTGGACATGAACGCTGCTCCTAGCTGATGTCGACCGCATTGCCGTTGATGGTCTTCTGCTGCGCGCCGTTTACGATAGCCTTCAACTCGTTTTCGGACAGGTCTTCGACCGACCTCACCACGCGGACGTGCCGCTGTTCCACCACCATGCCCATGATCTGGGCCAGCGTGCCGAGGGCCTGGCGCTTGTCCGCCACCCGGACGTGCTCATCGCTGGTGGGAGCGAAGGCGATCTTGGCCAGTTCCTTGATGACGCCCTCGCGGGTGACACCTTCGATCATGACCCGTTCGAGCGCGGTGATGGAATCGTTCTTGAGCGCCATTTCGCTTCGGCGCTGGATCCGGTCCTGGAGGGTGGCGATGTGGACGTCATCGACGCCCGAGATCACCGGCTCTCTCTGCATGAACTCCAGGGCCGCGACGACGTGCGGACGCTGCCTGATCTTCGTCACCGCCGACATTGCGCTGGTTTTGGTGACGTTGGGGTTTGCGTCCATGTAGGCCCGGTAGGCGACGCCGGTCTTCGAGAAGATGCGCGCGAACAGAAGCTCCTTGTCGCTCAACTTGTTGAGGATTGCGTCAGCCTCCGCTTGCGCCTTGGCTTTTTCCTGCGCTGCCGCAGAGGCGGGGGTGGGCGACTTGCGCTTCGGAGATGCCGCCATCACGCGCGCCCCATATAAATGTTTTCAGGAACGATAATTTGTCCTTTCATTTTTAGGTCGATTGTTCCAAGATGAATGGGCGCAAAGGAGCAACGCATGTCTGACACCACCATGACGATCGAACAAGTTATCCTGCGACTGGCCCGCATGAAGCTGGCGGGGCAAGTCGAGGATATAGCCCGGCTGCTTCTGATCAAAGCCAATCCCGAATGGCGCCACCCGCGCGTGATCGCTGCCAACTTCGGGACGAACGGCGCGAATATGTGCCGGTTCCAAGCCAAAATGGTCAAGCGCGGGTTTTTGAAGGCCGAGCGCCTGAAAACGGACCGGCGCCAAGTGAGCGTCACCGTCACCGCTGCCGGCTCCAACTTCCTCCGCAAGATCGAACGGGACTGGAGCAAGGGGGCATGAGCAGCCGCCCCCGGCGCGCGCTGACCGGCCCCCAACTGGAGGCTATGGTGCGGCAGGCCGTGCTCCAGTTTCTGGTGCATGGCCTGAGCGTCCCCGAGGTGCGGCTGCTGATGGACACGCCCAGCGACGGCATCGACATTCGTCGCCTGAGCAGGCCCGACATGGGCGTGTTTGCGGGCATGAAGAAGCGCCGCATCGCGACCAACACCTACGCGTCCCTGGTAATGCTTGCCGTCGACACCGACGATGCCGCGCCGATCTGGCAGTTGACGCCCCTCGGCGTTGATCTGTGCATGGCGCTGCGCAACGGGACCTTCTGACCTTTCCCTCCCTACGACGGGACACGACACCATGACAGCCACTGACACGTTCAACCCCCCAGACCCGGAGCGGCGCTGGTCGACCGAGCGCCGGGAATACCTCCGGGCTCACTACCAAGATAACGTCCCGGTCCGAGACATCATGACCGTCCTGAACAGCATGATCGGCCTCCATATCAGCGACCGGCAGGCGTCGGCTTATGCCGGCAGGATGTTCAAGCTGAAACGCCCGGAGACGATGGTCAGCGTTTTTCGCGACAAGGCACTGGCCGCGATGAATGCCCGGAGACGGGCGGAGATGGAGGCACGCTTGGCAGGCGATGAAACCCCGGAGGCGGCGGAGAAACGCCGTCTTGAACTGTCCCGGCAGGCAAAGGCCCGTCAGCAGAAAGCCATGCGGAAGGCCGAACGCGACGCAAAGAAAAAGGCCGAGGCAAAGCCCTCCGCCCAAGTGCAGCAGGAGGAACGGGCGCGGATCATCGAGAAGCGCAACCGGCTGACCGAATTGTTCATGGCCGACCAGCAGCGCCTGGACATTCTGCGGATGGAGCGGGAGCGCCGGGAGACGGAGCGGGCGGCAGTCAAGCCTGCCGTTAAGCCGCAGCGCCGGCGTGACCCGGCTGATGAGCCGAGCAGGCCATTCAGCATGTCGGTGATGGCGATGCCGGACCCCAGGCTGGCGGCTTACCAGGAGCAGCGGAGCGCGGCCGGCCGAGGACGCGTGTCCGACAGCTACGTTGCCCCCCTCACTCGAACCCTACCGGAGTAGACCATGAGCACGACCATGACGAAGGCGGAAACCGACGCCGAAAGCCTCGCATCATCGACGGACATCACCCTGGCCATCCAGGACGCGTGGACCCTGCACGACCTGCTGGCGGTATGGGGCGGCAGCGCGCACAGCCGGCCGGAACTGGCGGACCACGACCGGCTCCGGGTGCTGGAAGCGGCGTTCACGCGGATGCTCCGGCTTGAGGCCGCGCACGAGGGGGACGGGCGATGAGCGACTTTGAGCGAGTCGTCATTACGGACGCGTTTGGCGACCCGATCGGCGTGGAGACGACGGATCGCGGGACCGTCTACATTCGCATCCTCGAAAAAGGCGAGGAATGCGGCGTTGCGCTGTCCATCGACCAATGCGCTTCCCTGATTGCGGCCATCTCGAATGCGGCCAAGGCGGTTGCGGAGGGCAAGTCGTGACCGAGGACAAGCCCATCGACCCGAGGGACATGGGGCCGGCGGACATGGCCGCCCGGGGGTTCACGCGCATCAGCCGCGGGGACGCCATCCGGCGCTATTGCGTCGAGACCTGCATGTGCGGGGTTCGGCAGGAAGTCCTGCTGTGCGCGTCCGCTCACTGCCCCCTCTGGCCCTTCCGCATGGGGACGGACCCATTTCGCGATCCCCGCACCCTGACGGACGAGCAGCGGGCGGAGGCGGCCGAGCGGCTGCGCGCGGCACGGGAACGCAGGCCCGGAGCGCCCGACCAGGACGCCGCGGCGCGTGAGCGGACAGAGGGGGGCAGCATATGGGACTGACGCCGATGGCGGTCGCGCTCTCCCGTGCCGGCATGTCGCAGTCTGCCCTGGCCCGGCTGGTTCGCATGAGCCCGCAGGCCTTGGCCCACTGGTGCGCTGGGAAGGTGGAGCCCCAGCCCGACATTCTGGCGTGGGTGGAGAGGCTGGCAAACGCGATCGAGAAGCACCCTCCGCCGGCCTGGCGCTCTGGACGCTGGAACCGCGCGAGAGGGGGCAAAAACCAAAATGGCCAGGGCGCTACGGGGAGAGAGCGCCCCAGCCATTCAGTGACCCACCAAACCGCCCAGAAGCACGACCTTCCGCCGGTGGAAGCGCGGCGACCGACAGGACCCGCGCTCCAGGTGCCCGTGACATAGGGGCCTGTGGCGCAGATCGCAACCTTTTCGAGAGGACACGAGATGACCGAACGCGACGTCTCCAACGACCCCGCTGACTACCTCGCTGGCCTGTGCATCCTGGTCGCCCTTGGCGTCATGGTTCTGATGCCAGCCGCGTGGTTCATCGCCACCGGCCACTGGTTCGCATTTTTCCTGACAATCTTTTTCGGGAAATTCGCCGCCTGGATCGTGACCGCCCCGCTGATCGACGATGAGGAAGACTGATGCCCCAGACGCGCCAAAGGCCCGGACCTTGACGGGACCCGGGCCTTTGGTTCAGTCTCTCGACGTTGCAGCCGCCCTCTGTCCAGGAGAACAGCTGCGGTGTTCATCTTCCTGTGCGCGATGAACACCAAGGGTGCGACCGGAGTATGGTTAGGCTCCGTCACCCTGTCAACGCTGACGCACCGGTTGTTGTGTTGCGAGGCGTCAAATGTCGAACTTGTCATTCTTCGACCGCTCCAAGCAGTTCGCTTGGAACCTCCCCCGTCACCTGTCGCCGGGCGCCAGGATCACGGCCATCGCGCTGTTCCTCCATGCCCACGATGACGGCATGGGCATCTACGTCAGCGTCGAGAACCTGATGAAGTTCACATGCCTGGAGAACCGCACCCAGTACCGGGCGCTGGTCGAACTGGCCAAGGCTGGATACCTGGAGGCGGACGGGTTTCAGCACCACCGCAAGGGCGTGAAGACGCGCCGACGTCGGTTGAACCTTGGGCTCATGAGCAAAGTGCGAGCCGTCGAAGACGCGATTATTGCCCAGAAGCAGGGTGTCACAGGTGGCACTGTGCCGAACGACCACACTGACACTGGTGACACCCACCACACTGTCACCAGTGACAAAACCACACTGTCACCCGTGTCAGACAAACCGAATAGAAGAACCGAAGAGAGAGAACCGACAGAGATTCCTAACGGAATCTCCCACGTGCGCGCGAGTGACGCGATGTTCCTGGCCTTCTGGAGCCTCTACCCGAGGAAGGAGGGGCAGCTTGCCGCACGGCGAGCCTGGGACGACATCACCCGGGAGCATTCCCCGGTCACCGTCCTCACCGCGCTTGAGCATCACGAGTTCTCGATCGACCCCCAATACATCCCCATGCCGGCGAGGTGGCTGTCTCATGGCCGCTTCCTTGACCAGCCGGACGGGGCGGCCCTGTCATGAGCAAGGCGCTGAATTGGGACCGGATGCGGGACGCGGAGAAGATGCGCGGCCCGGCCTTCCCGACCAGGACGCAGGCTCGCATTGAACGGGTGGCCGACGCCTTCATCAGCCAAGCAAACCAGGATGCCGCGCGCCCGCAGCCCAAGAGCAAGAAACTCATCAAGGCCAAGCGGCACTTGGAAAGCCGGGGAATGTTCCCCATCCCGGCGCTCAAGGAAATCAAATCCTGCCGTATGAGGAACGGCAAATGGAGCGCAAAAGTCCTGGCTAAGTGGGGTATCCCCTGGGTTGCGCCCTATGGCGCTCCCCTTGGCTGGCAACAACGCCTAGCCGAGTTGCGGGCAGTCGGGGACGTGAAATGGCGCGGCTGGGATGCCGACACCCCCGAGCGGGAACTGAAATGGCTGTCGAAGCCAGACCACCGGCTCGCTCGCCAACTTGAAAACGAACTGCTTGACCAAGCCCGGTTCATGATCGGGCCAACCAACCCAAGGAGCACGACATGAACAGCATGACCGACCAGGAAGCCGCCGACATCGACCGCCAGGCAGTCATCATCGCCCGAGCCATGCTAGGGCAAATGCCGGCGGACGGGGGATCACCCCTCCTGCTCATCACCGCATTCATCAACGTCGCGGGAAACCTCTACATGATGATGAACCCGCCGCCGGCAGCACGCCCCGCCTTCCGCGCCATGTTTGAGGAAGGCATTGCCAAGGCGCTCGACACCGCCGAGGCACACATGGACCGGGACGGCTCCGGCCTGTCGCACTAAAGGAGAAGCACGATGACCAAACTTGAACTTGTGGCCGAGGCCATCTCGGGTTGCGCCTGGGATCGGCTGTTGGAAGTTGACCGCGACATTCACCGCGCACGGGCACGGGCCGCCATCGAGGCCTTGCGCCCGCTGACGCTGGATATGAACGCCGCCCTGCGGTCCCATGGCATGCCGCACGAGGGCTGGAGCGCGGCGCTGGATTTTGTGGTTGCTGGAGCGGAGTCCCTGTGATGGCCGACGAACGAAGCCTTGCTGCTCGCATGTTGGATCCCGAGACGCAGGCACGCGCCGCGTTGGAATTCTCCCGGCTCGGCTCAAGCTCTGAGGAAGCGGCAACCTGGGCCGTTGCCGCCGCGGTGTTCAGCCTGCGGGATACGGTGGAGCGGGCGATGATGCCGGCGGTGGTGACCGGGGCCGACCCCTGGCACATGACCAAGAACGACTTTGGTTCGAAGGCACCGGAACCCGACAAGAGCCAACTCACGCCCGAGGAAGCCGCCGCCATACGACGGTGGACCGTTTACCCGCACGGGCCGTTCCCCTTTACAAGGACGGACATGGGCTTTGCGGACCAGGCGCTGGCAGACGAAGCGCGGCGCACGCAAGACGCCCTGAATTGCGCGCGCGATCTCATGAGCCGGGACCCCGCCAGCCAATCTCGGCCCGAAGATCGCAGTGTCTTTTTCGGCCCCATTGCCGGTCCGGCCCCCGTATCACCCACCGGTGGATCGCAACTCCAGTCCGCCCAGCGGATGGGCGACAAGCGGCGCACCCAGGCCGACTGCCCGTTTTCGGACGCGGACATCGAGACGATACGGAAGAACGGGTATCGCCCCGCCGTGACCCGGGAGCAGGTGTTTGCCGCGATTGCGGATAGCTCGATCGGCTGCAAAGGCGCCCGCTCTCCGTGTGACCCGGCCAAAACCTGTAGTTGTAAACTACGGACCGGAGCCGTGATGAAGTTGCTGGAGGGCGGGGAATGACGGACATGGAAGAATACCTCGCGGGCCTGAGGCGGGCGACGTGGTGGTGGTCTCGCACAAGCTGGACGGATACCGCGAATGGCCGGTGACCAAGGCGACGAAAACGCAGGTCATCATCGGGGACACAAAATTCAGGCGCGCCAATGGGTGGGAGATGGGACCCGAGTGGGGGCGGAAATCCAACATTGAATACCCGACGAAAAAAGTCGCCCGCATTGCGGCGTTCCGCACCATCCGCGACACGCTGAAAAAGGACCTCACCCTCGAATCCATCCCGGCCATGCGGCTGGCGCTCGATCGGGCCGAGGATCTGCTGAAGGAGGACGGCCAGTGACGGACGACGAGATCAAGGCGCTGATCGTGGAGTGCAGCGCGCCCGGAGCGGAGAACTCGTATCTTGGCTTCGACGCAGTGAAGGCGCTGGCGGAAGACGCCCTCCGCTTCCGCCACATCACCCGGAACGCCGAGCACATGCCGGACCCCGAGCCATACCCAGGACAGCCCACGCGCTACGGGTGGTCCGTTCAGTGGGGAGCCTGGGGCGACCAGCACACCACCCTCCGCGAAGCCATCGACCAGGACATGAGGAAGAAGCCATGACCGAGCACACCCCCGTCCAGGCCGTCACCGTGCCCAAGCTGCTGGAGAGCCATGCGGCGCTCGAAAGGCTTTTGCTGTCCACGGAGGACCGCATCCGCGATGAACTCGCCAAGCAGTACGGCGTGGCCATCGAGGACCGGGTGGAGTTTGCCGCCTTCCGCTACGGCGGCAAGATCATGCGCGTCTGGGTTGTCTCGATCGCCGTTCTCATACGGGAGGGGGCTGCGACCCTTATCGTCTCCGGGACCGTGAACAAGGGGGCGTCGACGCAGCACGCGTTCCCCTGGAACCCCGCCACCTGCACCGTCGTCAAGAAGGGAGAGCCGGGATGAGCCAGACCACTGACGCTGAAGCCCCGAGGGGCGGAGGCTGGTCGCACCCGTCGATGCCAGCCACCCCGAAGCCGCGCCCGATCGGGATTACCCCCAACCAGTGGGGGCTTGTGCATGTCCTGTATGATGACGGGACCGTGTGGCAGTGGTTCCCGGAACACAAGATATGGAGCCCGTTACCTCCAATCCCGCAGGAAAATGGGACATGACCACCTACCGCACCCTCCACGACATGCAGGAGGCCATGGACCGCACCGCCAGGCACATCGAGCGGCAGGCCGAGCAAGACCCGCCCAACAAGCACGCACTCCTGGCAACCGCCAAGGGGTGGAAAGACGCCGCGGCATACGTGCGCAAAGTGATGGCGAAGGAGAAGGACCCGTGAAGATCGAAACCATCGGGGCCGCAACGCTCTATCTTGGCGATTGCCGCGAGTTGTTTGAGGGGATCGGGGCGGTGGATGCCTTGGTCACAGACCCTCCGTATGGGATTGGCGAAAGTAGCCGGCGGGTTGCGTCGCGCCAAAATCTGGCTGCAGTGCGCGATTACGGCGCGTTCGATTGGGACCGCGAGCCGGTGGCGTTTGACACCATATGGGCTGCAGTCGAGAAGGCGGACGCTGCAATCGTGTTTGGCGGCAACTACTATCCAATGCCTCCGTCGTCTTGCTGGCTTGTGTGGAACAAGCTGAACACCGGAGACTTTGCCGACTGCGAACTGGCATGGACCAACCTGCCTATGGCGGTCCGCAAAATCGACTGGCTCTGGAATGGCATGATCCGCAAGGGCGATGATGTGCGGGAACACCCCACGCAAAAGCCGGTTGGCGTCATGGAATGGTGCTTAGGCTTCGTCCCGAACGCCCAAACCATCCTCGACCCCTTCATGGGCAGCGGCACCACGGGCGTCGCGTGCGCCCGCCTCGGCCGGCGGTTCATCGGGATCGAAATCGAAGAACGCTACTTCAACATCGCATGTCGCAGGATCGAGGCCGCCTACAAGCAGGCGGACCTTTTCGTTGAGCAGCCCGTCGCGGAGGACCCCGCCGAAGCCCGGCTGGTCGACCTGTTCGCGGAGCCGGAACCGTGACCCGCCTCCGTACCCTCGCCGGCCGCGGCCTCGCACTCGCCGTCGTCGCCGCATTCCTCTACCAACTCGCCGTCCACATGATCAACGCCGCGCAGTGAGCAAAGAAAAGGGGCCGCCAGCACTACACCAGCGGCCCCAACCTCTTGCAAAGGTCCCCTGAACCAAGGGACCTCACCATACCCACACGCTCAGACGGCGGTCAACGCTCACACACCCCGCAGGTGCGACAGCAGCCGGTCCAACTCAGAACGCAGCGCACCCACCGTGCGCTCCAGGTCATGCAGCCGGCCATGAGCAACAACCACCTGCTCCTGAATGCACCCCATCTCGCGGTTCTCATACCCCGTCGTCGCATTGGCCCACCGGCCAAGCTCCATCAGCGAAATCTGCGCGTCCGTCACATCCAACATGATCCGGTTGACCAGCGCAGGGGGCTCGTTCGCAGCCACATCATCCACGCACATCGTCATCGCCTTCAGATCAGGCGCACCCGCCGCAGAACCACCAACGCGCATCACGCCGCTCGATCGGTCCATCACATCACACACCCCTTCATTATATCAGAAAACGCTAATGAGGATCGAAAGTCTTCCCCCGCACGCGCACACACGCACACGCGCATAATGCGCACGCGCCCGCGGATACATAAAGGAAGATAGTTCCATACCGTGAACCCCCCGCTCCCCTACCCCCAAAAACACCGCCTGTCCACCACAATCTCCACACCCACGACTCCCTCCCAACCTCCAATATTTTCCGCCAAATAAAATTCTGCGAAATTCAAAGCTGCACCACACGACCTCACCACACACCATGTCCGCAGCCCACAACAACCGCGATGCGAAACGCAATTCTTCCTGAACTTAAAAAATCCGGGGGACACCGAACAACAATCAAACCCCGAAGCCGATCAACAGCACAGGCACCACGCACCAACAGTCGCACACCCGAACCACACGCCGACATCAATAACCGTTCCCATTCCAGCACAACTGATTTTGGAAAATGGCGCTGGTAGGTGGAGAAAAATCTGCAAATTCCCCGACAGCGATCGCAGCCGTTCATTGGCAATCCGGCATGACCACTTTTCGGAATTGCATGTGACAGGGGGGGTGGGTCCCTATAATTGAATTGGTTGACCTGGTTGACGGGGGGTGGGGGGGCCTCAAGAGGGGCACCCGAAGCATCGGCCTTCGCCAGTCACACACACACACAGCACGGGGGCAGCGGGCAGGAGCAAGCGGCCAGGACATTGAAGCGGGGCGACCGATCCAGGCTTGTCCAATCCTATACGCTCGTTTAGGGTCGGACCCACACGACAGACCCCGAGGACAATCATCCCATGACCGACACAGCCACGCCCCAAGCGCGGGCCATCGCTTATCTGCGCGTCAGCACCCAGCGGCAAGGACGCAGCGGCCTCGGCCTTGAAGCGCAGCGGGACATCATCACCCGTCATTGCCAGACGCACGGCATCACCATCGCAGGCGAACACATGGAGGTGGAGACCGGCAAAGGCGCCGACGCCATCGACCGCCGGCCAGAGCTTAAAGCGGCCCTCGCAGCGGCCCGACGCATCCGCGCCCCGGTCATCGTGGCCAAGTTGGACCGGCTATCGCGGGACGTCGCGTTCATCGCTGGCCTTATGGCGGCTCAGGTCCCGTTCACCTGCTGCGACATCCCCGACGCTGATCCTCTCATGCTGCACATCTATGCGGCGATGGCAGAGCAGGAACGGCGGATGATATCGGCCAGGACCAAGGCCGCATTGGCAGCCAAAAAGGCTGGTGGCGCGACCCTCGGCAATCC